CCATTACCTACAAGATCATGTAGTATAAGAGTGTAATCGCAACTATCTATATAATCCATATAGTTAGCGGTAGAATCATAATTGAACATTGTTGAATCAGTACATCCAATAACTTTCATAGTTACACAGCTACTGTCACTAATAGTTGCTAATGGATTGTATTCTAAATAATTCTCATCCATACATCCTGGCACTGGTGGTGGAGGAACACAGGTGTCTGATATAAAGGTATGAGTGGAATCTGTCCCAAAGTTAGCAACGGTACCATGCACTAAGGTATCTCCACATTGTATCAGGTAGTAAGACCCATCTTGTCCTCCCCACAAGCTACCAGCTAGTCCGTCTCCATAAGAATCATATATTGTAAAAGTTAGATTACCTGTGGGTAAACATACTGGTTCAAACTGTGGTTCATAATCAGGAGCGTTTGAGTAAGGTCCTCCTGCTGCTATAATAGCACCTGTTGAATCTTTTATATTCCAAGTTGTTTCACTTTGGTATTGATCTAAATTAATATTTACCATAGCTGTAACACATCCAGATGATGGTGGTGGTTGAGGCATGCATTGTGGTACAGTTCTATTATGTATTAATCCAGTTGTAAACGTAGACGTAGGGTAATCGACTATAGTATCCCCACATACAGTAACATAATACTCCCCGTTAATTATACCATCTCCATAACCATCAAATATAACAAAAGATATATTAGTAATACTATCTGCCATATAAATAGTATCCTGATGCATAGTGTTTCCTTGGGTGTAATGCCCATAGGGAACATAAGCTATAGTATCACCTTGATAAGCATCTTTATATAAAGTCCACTTAGTTTCCCCTGGATAACTATCTGTTTTTATATGTATAATAACTTCTTTTTGTGCAAAAGTTATTATAGGTAGTAATAATAGTAATAATAATTTTTTCATTTACTTTTTATTTTTAGGCTTTGTGTGCCCATAACCTTTTTTCTTTAATTCTAAATGTTTTTTGTGGGTATTAGCCATTATAGAGCTTTTACCTTTATACATCATATGTGGTTTAAATTTTGTTGCCATATTAAAAATCACTCATTAATTGATTATCTATTTCTTCTTGTACCTCTTCTCTTGTGGCTAACATTTTAAAACTTAAATCAGCTTGAAATCTAGCGACTTCTTCACCGTCTTTAAATATAATGATAGTAGGCACAACTGCTATTTTATATTTTTTTTGTGCTTCTGGATCTTTACCTATATCAACATAGCTCTTAGTGTTACAATCTTCTAAATCCATAAACCAATCAGCGCTATTAGCTTTATTCCATTCAGCGTTGAAATGTTTTACAGTTATTTGCCCAAAAACAGAATTAGCAAATATAGTTAAAATAATGATTAACATATACACCGTGAATATTCTCCGTTTAGCGCTAAATTTTATCATCTGTTATAAAGTTTATCTTCTATTTTTTCAATAGATTTTTTAATTTCTTCAACGTCTTGTTGAGTAGTTATAATACTCTGTCTAATCATTTGATCTTTCATATCAAACTCCATTCTAGTAATTTCAGCTTCAGGAATTTCTTTTAAAATCTCTTCTTTAATTATTGTAACATCTACAGGTACAGGTTGTTCTTTAGCTTCTTGTATTTCCGCCATTAATGAATACCAACCCGCTATTAAAGTAGCAATACCAAAACCAAGAGCCACCATGGTTTTAACACTCATTTTAAATGTAGTATCTTCGTTTAATTCTTTTGCCATTTTTTTGTGTCTTTATATTATCTTAAAATCACTTGTTTTACAGTTTATTTACCTTTTTTCTTATTTTCAAGTTGTATTATTTTATTGACTCTATCTTCTTCGTATTTTAATTCTTTAATTTTTTTACTAGATAAGCCTAATTCCATTAATAAGTTTACTTGATCTTTTTTATTCATTTTAAATAAATCGATAGATCTTTTTTCTTGTTTAGAGGGAACATAATTCTTTATATTTGTTAATGAAGAGTCTATTTTATTAGGATTTTTATTATATAATTCCATTATTTTATCTACTCTATCTTTTTCCTTAGGATAATCTTTAGGATTTAAATCATATTCTTCTAAAATTTTAACTTGTTCTCGTTTATTTAAATTAAAAACTTCTTTTGTTTTTTCTTCTATTATAATAGCCTTATCAACCTCTTCTTCTGTTTTATCAGGATATTTCTCTTTTAATTTCTCTTGTGTATCTTTAAATTTCTTTTTTTCTTTCTCTATTTTTTTCTCTTGTTTCTTTCTTTCTTTTATATCTTCACCCAAAGCAACTATATCTGGATCTTTAACACCTAAATCCCATAAATTCCAACCCATAAGCAATGCTACTCGTTGCCATGTTTCGTGTCTTGAGTCCATAGCGTTGCTTAGGTTGTTTAATTTGTTTGATAATCTACCTAATGGAATATTTGTAACACCTTCAATAGTATTCCCAATAGCATTCCAAATAGGATTGTCAATAGCAAATCCTCTTTCACTTATTATATCTCTATTAAATTTTTCTGTTTGAGTAGATTGATATATTTTACGTACTTTAGAACCAATTGGGGGTGAAAAGCTTAAAGCTTGTAATAAAGTATAAGCGTGGTCTGATCGGGTCATAAAATTATCATCTAAATCTTTAGCTCTCTGCTTGTTAAATTCCATTATAGTGTTTTTTACTGTACTAATAGCTTTACCACCATATCCAAAAACTGATAACCAAGAGTCTACCATAGAGTTTGCCATTCTATCTGTTTTTGAATCTAACATTTTTTCCTTTTCATCATCATCATCGCTTCCAAGAACAGCAAATAAAGCAGATTGCAACGCGGTAAATATTATTCCCTGTAAGGCTCCATAATAAATTATTTTAGAAACATGTGTTTTTGCGTCTCCTCTTCCGTTTGCTAAATCTCTAAACGCTTTATTCATTATACGACCATACTGCATAGGTGTGTTTTGAAACGCTAATATTAATCTACCAAGAGGATTAGCTTGTTGTTGTGATATTAGATCTGGTCTTGCTGATTGCTGTGCAACTTCAGTTGTTTCTTGAAAATCTAACCAAGCTTTTTCTTCTGCTGCTTTTTGATCTAAACCTTGTTTTAAATAAGTTTTAACTCTATTTCTATAAAAACTAGCTCCACCACTAGCAATAGCGAAACTATCTGCTATTTGTGTAGGTGTAAAACCTTTTTTAAGTAACCATGCTAAAGCTGCTTTTACTTTGTTATCACTACCTGCTACAGCGGCAGCTAATTCAGCTTCGTTGATATTATATTTTAAACCAGCACGTCTTTGTTTTAACATGTCTGAATTAAATATCATAACAAAATCTTTCCAATATTGTTTTTGATTAGCAAAAGCTAAACCTGCTTTTAACACATTGTTATCGCCCCAGTTTATATAATTTGTTGCAGATATAGTTTGTAAAACTGCAGAACGTATATTAAAGAACATAATTGCACCAACTGAGTTGTTTACCCAGTTCATATACATATTTGTTAGTCTATTGCTACCAACAGGTCTATTAGATCCAGTTTTCATACGGTACAACATATCTTCTAAAGCTTCTCTAAATTTACGTCCATATAAAACTTCAATTTTATTTAAGTTTTCTTTAGAAAATATTTGATCTACATTTTGTTGCCATTCAGCTAAGAAATTAGCTCTAGCGTCACCAATAGCACCGTCACTCATTAAATCAGATGCTATGTTTTCTGTTAACCAATACTCTCCAGGTTTTGAATAACCTTCTGTTTTTTTAGAAACAATACCTAATGCATCTGCAAAAGTCTGTAAATCTACATCATTTGCAATATAAGAGTTTAAATTGTTTAAATCTCTTTTAGATAACCCAGGGACATCAAATCCAGCTTTATTCCATAAATAAACTCTAATAGCTTGATCTACAGTGAAACCTGTGTCACCTGCTTTTTTATTTAACATCTTTTTTACATTAGGAAATTCTTTTAATAAACTTCTATAGTCTTCAGCTGTTTTTTGTCTCGCGGTGTTTAACTCATCATAACCTCTAGCGAAAGGATCAATTAAAGCTTTCTTTAATGTTTCAAATTGTTGTTCTCCTTTTTTACCTTTACCTATAAAGTTATATAAAAGACCAGCAAAATCTTGTGCAGACGGTGGTACTAATCCTCTAAATTTAAATCCTTTTCCTCTTAATTTAGCTTGAGCATCTGAAAATCTTTTCTCAGATTTCATACCTGTTGTTTCTTCTAATATATCATTAAATGTATTATTTAAGTCACTACTAAGTTGTATTTTTGCTTGAACAGAAGATCCTTTTATATCTAATTGATCCATTATGTTTTTAACAGCAGTAACATTAGGTAGTGCGTCGTCAACAAAATACATGTCGTTGTAGCCTTCAGCATATTTTTGAGCCATCCATAGCGCTTTAGCTTCTCCAGTGCTATTTCCTAAGCCTGTTATATTTTTTAAAGGCATATCTATACCCTTTGTTTTTAACCAACCTCTTATAGCTGTTTCGCTTTCTGTTGGTCTAGCTGTTAATATGTAAGTGTTTTCTATACCAAATTTATTGATTCTATTTCTAAGTTTTTGCATTAAAGGTCCTTCAACTCCACCTCTTACATTTACAAAATCTGTAAAGTCAAATTCATACCCTTGTTCAGCTAATTCTGGTCCTTGAATTGGCCATTGTTCTGATGATATCTTTATTGTTTCTTTACCTTTTTTAGCAATTATAAAATTTTCTCCTTCTATAATTAAAGTCTCATCAAAATCAAAAGCAGACATACCTCTTGATTGCGCATTATCATTTATTAATCTAGAGTTTTGTATAGCCTTATCAATAGTTTTTTCTTTTATACTTTCTTTTGTTCTTTTGTGGTTTTCAGCTTGTTGCCTGCCTTCAACCTTTCCAGTAAATACATTGTAAAGAGCATGACTTGCCCCTGTTGCTGTCCATCTACTTAACCATCTTTTTAAAGCGCCATCTCCAATTTGATAATTAAAATGCATTCTCTCCTTAAATAATCTACCTACATTATCATTAAAGTCTCTATGTAACACACCAACTTCATAAGCTTTTTGTATATCTTCTAATTTTAAACCATTGTTAAACCAGTGTCTACCTATCATTAAAGCATTAACTACTTTAGCTGGTAACCCATGTTCAAATTCAAAGTTTTTCTTACCGTTAACATCTTTTAACGCGGTTGCTGGCGCATCCAAAGCAGCGTACGTAAATACAGCACCTCTTCTTAAAGGTGTTTTCATATTAGCGTTCATAGCTGCCATATGCATAGCGAAATGTTCTTTACCATTTTTCATCGCTTTAGAATTTTCAGCGGCTATAGCTGTTATGTCATCGTAAAACTTCATTGCCTCGTTAGAATCTTTTCTTCTAGCATTAGCTTCTTCTATACTCATAGGTGAATCAATAGATCCATCTTCGTTTGTAGTGGTTAACATATCTTTAGTTGTAGCTTGAGGCCAAGCTTTTGTTACTTCTATAGTCTTTTGTATAGTTTTACCTTCTTTTTTAGTCTCTATAATGTAACTTACTTTATCTTTAACTTCTTTCCCATTTTTATCTAAAACTTTAGGTCCTTTTTTATAACTTATTAACCCAGGATATATATGTGTTAAAAATTCTTGAGTGTAAACTTCATTATGTCTTCCCGGAATAGCTTTTTCTATAATCTTTTTCTGTTCTTTATTTAACTCTTTAAAATTCTTACCGTATTTTGATTGTGATTCTTCATTTCTTAACCTTAAAACTTTTTGATCTCCAAAAGTCATTCCTCTAGCAGGATCAATTGTACCGTTTTCTAAGAAACTTTTATTTCTAATGTATTCTCCTAAAGCCTTTTCTCTAGCTTGCTCTTCAGTTAAACCTTCTTCTTGTAGTTTTGTTACATAGCTATCAGCGTTGGTTTTTTGGTATTTTTTATTTATTTCTAAACGCTCTCTAAATAACTTAGTTATAGGATCTGTTTCAAGTATTTTAGATATACTATCAAAACCATCGTCTCTTTTAGAATCTTCAGCCATTAAAAAATCACGGAAACTATTTACATCTTTCCCATCCATTACAACATCTTCTTTTGTGTATTTAAGATAGTTCTCACGTAATGTTTTAGAGTACCAGTTTATTAACTTATTTCTATAATTAACTCCATCACTACCTATCCAAGCGTCTTTTCCATTTTCGTTGACAACCTCTCCATAAGGCCAAGTTTCATTAAAAGCTTTTGTAATTTGATTTTTTAAATTTGTTTCATTTGTAGGGTCTAATATAACGTTGTCGAATTGAGAATGGAATTTATTTCTACCATCCCAATATACATGTTGAATTAAATCTTGTTTAGACCCATCTATAATAGAACTAAGCATAAGATCTCCTTTACCATCTTTCATAGATTGTAATCCTATTAAACCTTTCTCTTCAGCTATTTTAGTTACAGATTGATTTGCTATAATAATAGCAACCTGCATTACAGATCCTCTCAAAGGCCCGTCTACAACTCTATCTTCTGTTCTAAATCTTCTCTTCACTCCTACAGGAGTAATACCGAGCATGTCTAGATAATCTGCTTCATTTATATTTTCAACAAAGTTTTTCTTTTGTATCTTTAATCCCTTTCCTCCCCCTTTCTTTTTCGATGTGCCGTATACTATCTTATTACCAATTCTCTGTTTCGTCGTCTTTACCCTTCCTTCTTGTGCGGTGTATATTAGATTCGTTTCTCCAGTTTCAGAATTTATAGCCTTTCCTTTACCACCATCTAAAAACACTGGTTGCACACCGTTGGCATCACCTAAAGAATTAAACGCCTCAGGCATCATATTTAACATCGACCTAGCTCCAATAGAATTGATTTTTAATTGTATCGATGTTCTCTCGTCAGTAGTTAAAGCAGAATCCTTTATTAGTTTACTAGGTTTTACACCAAATTCTTTTGCTACCATGTTTAAGATCTCGACTAATACAGCGTCGTTATCTTTTATTAAACTCTTAGTATCTTTATAAGTCTTAGGGTCTTGTGCTATTACCTCGTTGAACTTCTTTTCAACTATTAAATCAAAAGCATTCCTAGTTATATCGTTTCCATTCTCGTCTTGACCAATAACATCTTCTGTAAACCCTAACTTTCTAGCAAAAACAACAGTTCCTTCCACTGTTCCTACGTCAAGTGTACCGTCTCCTTTGTACTCACCACCTTGTTTGGCGGCGGCACGTGCTTCTTGTTGTTTTTTGAACTTATCTATAACACCAGGTTTTTTATATATGATATGTTGAGCTAACCAACCTGATAAATCACCTTGTGCTACGCCTTGATATTTTGTTTCTGGGTTATAATTAATAATAGCTGTAGTTAATTCGTCTTTAACAGCTTGAATGAAGTCGCTCATTGAGTCAGATTCTCCTTTAACAAAAGAAACTCTATCTCCTTCCATTCTAGTGCCTAAGTTTCTAATAGAACCGTTAAGTTCGTCAAATCCAGGTTTACTAGGATCATTAGTTAGTAAGTTAGCTGGATGAGGTTTTGTTTTAACAGTCCATTCCCCACCAACTTTTCTTCTTACCTTATCAGCTCCTTTATTGAGCATGTCATCGTATTGCTTCTTAGTAATAACAGACCCTTCTTTATCTCTAACTAAATTATTTATTACTTCTTGTTTTGTTTTTCCTTTTACCGTAGTTGACTCTTGTAATTCACCTCTAACGTCTCCAGCTAAATCCTTTCTTCCTTTGGCAGCTTCTATTTGAATTTTATAAGCTTCTGTTAATCTTCCTTTTTTGAAATCCTCTATAAAGCTTACTACTTCATAAGCTGCTTCTTTAGCGTTTTTAACCTTATAATCTTTATTTGTAAATCTAGCAAACGTACCTCTACCTCTCTTTATAACATCATTACGTAGTTTAGCGTAGTTTTCATGTTTCATCTTAGTTGTTACTTCTCTAATGTATTCATCTAAAATCTTGTCTATTCTATCTAACCTATCTCCAGTCGCAGTTTTTCTTTCTTCAATTATATCTTTTATTGTTTCATTATTACCTAAATAAGTACCATCTCCATCAGACATTCTTCTGAGATCATTCTCAACATTTTCATTTAGTACTTGAGCACGTTCACTTTTTTCATTTAATAAAAACTCATTTAAGTAAATTCCTTTTTGTGAAATCTCTTCTACAGATTTAGTTATATTATCTAAGTAATGACCAGTTTCATGTAACCAAGCGGCTCCTTGTAAAAACTTGTTTTCACCAGTAACATCTAAATCTTCTTTTATTCTTTGCTTAGCTTGTTTCTCGTTTATAACAAAAAATTTATTATCTAAAAGAAAACCATTATGATTAGATTCTATTGTTTTTCTATTATTAATCAGATGTCTTACCATCTTTATAGCTTCTTGAGCGGTTATTTTATATTCTCTACGTAGTTCTTGAACTTTATCTATAAGACCATCAAAGCTACCAGTCTCTTCAAATTCTAATTTTCTATTTGTAGCGTCTTCAACTATATTAGCTATATCTTTTGTTGTTGATTTATCGTTTTCAAATGTTCGTAAATCTCTAACTCCACCCGCATAATGAGTTTTAGCTAAGTAATCATATATCTCCTGCTCTTTTTTAAGTCTTTGTTTTCTATCTTCAACAACTCCTTTTTTACCTTTATTTTGTTGTTCCCATTCTTGTTTAGTTTGAGTGTTTGTGGTGTTTGTTATTGTTACGTTTGGTTTAATTTTTTCTTTTTTAACATCTTCATCAACTTTAACGTCTTTATCAACTTTAACGTCTTCATCTGGTTTTGTTTGAACCTCTCCATCTGATACAAAAGTTGTTTCGTTGTTTTTATGAAGAATGTTATCAGCTAGTAAACTTGCTTGATGATCATTTTGAACGTCAATTTTAATCTCACCTCCTTCTCCTTCTTCATTTAATCTTTTTATTTCATCTATAAATTCTTTTTTAGAATTGTATTTTACACCGTTTATTTCGTATGTTTTTTGGCTCCAAACAGCGTTGTCTACCGTTGTTGTAACTTTCTCATCTTGTTTCATTTCTAAAGTAGCGTTGTCTAAATGAAGCCTTTGTATAACATCTAGTTCTATACGTAACTTACCGATTTCATCAGCTTTGTTATAGGCTTCTTTTCTTTCTTTTCCTTCTTTAGATTTGTCTTTTTGTATTATATCTTTTATTTCTTTTCTTGATCCATTTTCTTTATAATCAGGACCATATATAGATTCAGTAGCAATTTCTGGTGTCCAAGCATCTTTTAAATCTTCGTTAGAATTATATAATTTACGATAACCTTCTATCCAAGCATCTCCAGAACCAGCTTTCTTTTTATTTAATTTGTTTCTATATATTTCTAGTTTAGCATTGACATGGTTCTCGTTACTAGCGTTCTCTTGTAGTATTCCAGCTTCTAAAAGATAATTACTTAGAAGTCTACTATTTTCATATATTTGTTTTTGATCACCCTCACTCATTCCCAATAAACGAACATGCATATCTTGCCAATTTATTACTAATTCTTGCATTCCATCTCTAAGATCTTGGTTTGCAATATCTCTTTCTTTTTTTAAACGCGCAAGTTCATTATTATCTATTTCAATATCTGTATCTTTTGCTACAAGCTGTATATTAAGTATTTGCTCATCTATATCTGCTATATTGCTTTCTAACGCTTTTAAAGTTTGTATATCTTCTTCCATTTTACGACGCGCCTCCATCTTTAAGTTGTGGTTTAACATCGTATTGGTAGTTATTGATACTGATCCAGCACTACTACTCATAGCGGCCGCATCCCATAAAACTTTAGACATTTGACTATAATCACCATCTCTTTGAAAAATAATACCATCAACAAACTCTGTTGCACCGTATATACTACCTTCTTCTAGCATTTCACCACCGGTTTGTATTCCAATGCCTTTTAGTGCTTCTTTACCACCCACCCAAGGATTATAACTTGATAAACCTCTATAACCTTTTGTATTTTTAGAAAAGGCTTTTGTTATCTTATTTGCAATTCCAATATCACCAATACCAAGTCTACCATATCCGTATGTAAAACCCATCTCAATAAAACCTGTGGATATAACAGAAAACCATTTTTGAGTTTGAGACATGTCACCTCTATCTATAACTTCATTTAGTCTCATTTTTTGATTTCTAAAATTCTTGGGAGTTACATTGCCTTTTTCATAATTAAGTTTTAAAGCGTCTAATTGCAACTGGGCATTTGCAGCGTCTTCTTGTAAGCTAGTTAATTCAACATATTTACTACCACCAGATCCAGTTCCAACAAGAACTGATGGAGTAATCATAGCCCCAGCTTTACTAAGTCCAAAAACACTTGTACCAACTCCCATTGTGCTTACAAACATAAGCATATTAGCGCCTTGATCTGCCCAAACCATACCAAATGCACCCCAATTGTCTCCTTCTCCCCACCCGTAAGATTTTTCGTATTGAGCAGATTTATTATATTTTAACAACGCATCTTGAGCCCCTTCATGACCAAATAGTGCTGCTGGGCCCATGTATAACTTATCAAAACCTCTTCCAGATCTTCTTCGCCAGTTCTCCCAATAACTAGTCTCCATTCCCGTTTCTCCTTGGGCTATTGCTAAAAGAAAGTCTTTCTCTTTTCTTTTTACCTCTCCATTAATCATTTTTTGACGATCTGATTTTACCTCATTTCTAGTGTCATTGTAAATATCTATAGCATGATATAAATTCATCACGGTTTTCGCGTGATCTTCTGGAAGATTTAAAAGTTCTAATCTACTCATTTGTGACCCGCTTTGTATATTTTCTACAAACGCTTGGTACTGTTCATCACTTTCTTTTTCTTTTTGTATTTTTGCATTAGGATTCTCGTCAAACCATTTTTGAATCTCATCTCTGTTTTTACCCCCTCTATATATCATGTTTTGAAGTTTTTGCATTTCAGGAATAAGAACTTTTAATTTCTTTTTTAATACTTCTTTATCTGTAACCCCAGCTAAAGCATTTTTTTCCGCCTTCCATTTATCATGTTCAACAATGAGTTTACTCCACTCTGATTCTGTATAAGCCTTTCCATCTATAACAGTAAAAACATCTGTAGTTATCGGCACACCACCAACTTCAAAGCCATATTCGACTGCTGGTTTTTTCCCTAATTTTAAACCCTCCCACAATTGTTGTGCTAATGGTGCTTCTGCAAAAGCCTCATCTGTCTCAACTAAAGTACCTATCCCTTCTTCAACTAAGTCATATTCTCCTAACTTTTGGTCTTGCTTGAGTTTATTATATTCATCGTATTTTTCAGGGTCAATTTTAATTATACCGTTAAAAATTATCTCACCATCTTCAGTAAAACTAATATCAACGTGAAAACCGTTTTTAAAGCAATCTTGTAAAGCGACCATTGTTGTCTCTGAAGCACGGTCAAGTAAATCGGTGTTTATATCTAATCTTTTATTTATATCTGCTTGTATTTCATCATCACTGAGTATTAATTCGTTACCATCTCTATCAATGTACAGATCTCCGTTATCAGTTGTTAAAAGATAATCTTTATTTTCAATCTGAGATTGAGCATAAGTTTGAAGTTTTTTAACAAAATCTTCAGTATACATGGTTTCTCTTATACCATAAGCATCGTTTAAATACTCATTATATATAGCTTTATACCACGTCCAAGCTAAATCACCTTGCTCATCTGTCAACGCTCCTCTACCTGTAAAACTTGCTCCACCTCTACCTTTAAACATGTTGGTCTTAAGGTAATCAATTAAATCTTCTTTACTTCCAACCACTGCAAATGGATTAATACCTTCCTCCATTAAAGCATCAGAGAAATATTGAAGAGTATACTGAGCGGCATTATTACCTATATCTTGTATCTCTTTTGGAACCCAATCACTATTAGTAAAATTACCACTTAAAAACTTCATACCATCGACAGTGCTAACTCCAGGTACTATTATAGATACGCCCGCTTTTGTTTTTTGAGTTGTTACGCTAGGTAACTCGCTTTTACTTGGATCATCCTTGTCTTTAAAAATATTTAAAAATCCTGTGTTGATCTCTATTTCTGGAAGTTCAAAAGTTCCACCCGTAATAGGAACGTCATATTTAGAATATTTTGTTTCCGCAGTAGAAAAATCAAGAGTAATCTCCCTATTCTTAAAAAACCGCTGCATTACCTGTTTCTCAGTATAATCATTTATAGATATTTCTTTTTCTATCTCCTCTGCACGTTCTTTTAATGGATCAATTAATTTACCGTTTTGGTATTTTACAGCTTTAGTCTCAAAAGTCTGCATTTCTTTTTTAGTTATAAAATGAGCTAAATAACTTATAACATCAGTTGATAAACCACCTACTGCTTTAGACTCACTCTCCATGGTATGTTCAAAATAAATATGGCTTGATCCATATGGTAGTTTCGTACCTTTAGCATCATACATAAACATCCCGTCAGTTCTACTAAGTTTTAATTTATTATCTGTAAAATGAAGTTGTAACCCAGCGTCTTTAAAATAATAATTAAAATCATTATCTAATTCCTCTTGAATCTCTTTTCTTATTGCAACTTGCCTTGAATCGGTTTTGACCCAATCTTTCCAATCCTCCTCTGTCCAGTAACCACCTGTTATCATATCCCTCATTTTATTCTGTTGGGCAAAAAGTATTCTAAGACTGTTATCTAAAGTTGTTTTTCTCTCTTTAGCGGGGTTATAATCATAATCAATCTTTTCTCCAACTTCATCATGAAACAAAGAGTTTAATAAAGGTATATTACCTCTTGGATCTTTTATTTGCTTGTCTAATAGAGCGAATAAATGCCTTAATTGTTGTTCTGAAAAATCAATTTGTCCACCCTCGTTCTTAAATATTTCAAGAATACCTCTGTCTTCATTATAATTATCAAGATGACTATAGCCTTCATAAAAGCTCTCACCTCCATATATATCAGCGTCAAGCATCATGTATTTAATCGTGGGAATATATATTCTTACAGCGTCATAACCAGAATCATCCACCGCATTTACAGCTAAATTATATTTTCTAAAGTATCCGTTTGGATCAGTTAATACTCGATATATTTCTCCAACAGGAGTAGACTTCTTCTGCGTGATATCCAACAGCGTTTCATAAGATTCTTTTTCTATAATTTCACTAGCTCGTTGTATTTTTGCTTCTTTTATTTCTTTTGGAGTTTTTATAAAATACTCATTAATAAAACGTTCTCTTCCATTTTTATTTTTTGGATATCCTGAGGTTTCAAGTCTAAAAACAAACTCTTCTGCAGTCATAAACCCAAGTTTAGGACTATAAAATTTATTATCTAATCCTTCTTCTTTGATTATTTCAGAATCTATTTTACCATCAATATAATCATTATATCTTTCTTTATCTTTTTTAACTTTTTCATTTAATTCTCCAGTTGTATAAGGCTCTAACCTAATAAATTCATCATAATCTTTTATCAACCTTTCAATATCTTTATCTTTTTCATCCTTATCTTTATCTGAACTTTCTATTTCTGATAATCTATTTTGAAAAGAGCTCATATCAACGGGAACAAGTAGGCCATTTTCGTTATATTTCCAGTCTTTTAATTTAATTTCGTATATATCTGGTGATGATTGGGCTTCTTCTAAAGTTGTTTCGTAATCTAACGCACCATCTCCATCGTAAATAACAAAATCATCTCTTGATAAAATAACTGTTGGTATATCTGGATTCATATCAGCTCTATAATGATCCTCTGGTGTTGAATTAAAGCCAAGATTAATAGCGCCTTGAGTTTTAAGATCCTCTTTTGTTTTCTTTTTTATTTCTTCGTTTTTTAAACCCCTTAAATACGTGTATACGTGCCCTGCGTTTTCAGAGTTTATATTTATATCTTCATATGGATCAAAGTCAGCATAAAGTTCCTCGTACGTCATGATTAAAGTCTCCCCTGGTTCATCTATCTCCCCATCAAGATCATTATCAATACCATCTTTATCAGCTAAGGGACCTACAAATACCGCATCACCTCTTTCAATAAGCTCTTCAGAAATCTCTACTGTTACATCAGGTAGATGAGGAATATAGGTTACTTGGTCATCTAATGATTTACTTTCATTTGACTTTTTTGGATTTTTCCATTCGTGGTACGTATCTCTATCTGCTTGTCTAGCATCATCAAAATCTTTCTCTGAAACCTGTATTCCACTAAACATATCACTCCACAATTGTCTTTCTAACGGCCCCATTTCATAAGCACCATTTGACGCTTCACCAGTTCTAATTTGGTTTAGTATATCTTCAGTTTCTTCTAAGTCTTTAAGTATTTTTTCTTCTTCTTTTTTCTTTTTTTCTTCTTCTAATTTAATCGCTAACTCTTCTTCTTCTTTCTTTAATTGCTCTTGTTGCTTAACCCACGTTTCTTGTTCTTCCATAGTTCTACCGTAAACAAAAGCATCTAAGGCAATAAAATTTGACTCAGGACTCCAAGCTCCAGTAGGAGAAAGATCATGCATATCATAAAACGCTGATAAAATTCTACCAGTTTTCTCATCTTCCCAATAAGCGCTACCATGTTCTACCCAAGCATGATCAGGCACTTCAATTGGTATCATGCCATTGTTGATGAGATTTTGAGCTATTTTTTTATCTTCATCACCTATGCCTGTCCAATCCCACTCTTGTTTTAATGGAGACTTTAAGTTTTTAATCATATTAGTTTTTCTTTTTCTTCTTTATGTCTTCTATCATCTTATGGAGTGCCCCATACTTAACACCGGCGCTTCCCTCTCCTTCTATATCTACTCCAGATCCTTCAACTGCGCCTGTAAAGTAATCCGAAATCAACCATTCTTGAAACATATTTAATAATGTTGTGTCTTTTGACATAACTCCATTTTCATCTCCCAATGGAGTATATGGCCCTAATTCTCTTAATAAATTTATAGCATCCATTTCCGCCATGTTTGCAAATTGAGGTATGTTTTCTATTATTAACTTAAGAAAACCAGTGGTATCGGCAAAACCCTCGTGTAGATTACCACCTTTTAAACTATCAAATATAGTAGACATTAAATCTTCCGCGCTCATTTTCATCAGCATTCTATTTACCTCAAAAGACAAAGTATTTTGGTATTCTGCTGAGTCATAAACTCCCCCTCTATTAACAAAATCATCAACATGATTATATTTAAAATCTCTTAAAGCAACCCAAGCATCTGATTTTAATTGAGGCCCTTCAACATTTATTTCATTAAGATCTATTTCTGTTCCTCCACCAATTTGACCTTTATTAAAAAAAGCATCTTCATTTGTTTCCATAAAAGTACTAGTAACAGAATCCATTATTTCATCTCTATTTTCAAGATACAATTTAAAAGCTTTCTCTGTATCTGGCCCCCATTTACCATCAGCACCGTTTTCTCCAAGTAGCTTTTCATATTCAGGGCCTAATGCTATTAAAGCATTTTGAAGATTTTCTATATAATCTTCATGTTCGTAATCTTCTATTTCATAATGTTCCTTTATTTTTTCTATATCAGGCGCGCCTTCTACTCCCGACATTTTTGACATGTTAGTTATCTCTTCTAGTAATTGTAAAGGACTATAAACGCCATTTACAGTACCAGTAAGAAGATTCATAATCTTTTCGTTTTCTTCTGAAAAATCAGTAGAAATCTCTATTTGATTCCCATTTGCGTCTGTTATATATCCATCTCTAATTGACTGTAATATATTGGTAGTTTTACTCCATCCAGACTGATTCAAAAACGCATCCCCTAAATCATTAGTCCCAAGAATACCTTGTATACCTGGATTTGTCCATATTACTTTTCCATCAACTATCTTTATATTTTCACCATTACTTTTCATTATATCTTCCCACATAGCAATTTGGTCATCATCCATGTTGGCACTCCATTCGTTTCTTAACCCTCTTTTTTCAAGGTTTCGTATTGTTAACAATTTCTGATTGACATCGTTATAAGATATTATTTGAGACTGCAAGCTTTCTAGTTCATTTCGCAATTCTTTATAACCCTCTTCATTTCCATTCATTTTAGATAACTGACTTATAATGGATTCGCATTTAGTATTTATATTAGTTATTTCAGTTGTAAAATCTATATTACCAAATATATCACTATTATCAAATTTTGGTTGAGCTAATACATCTTTGTTATATTTATTTATTTCATTAACTTTTTTCATTTCCCAAAGATCAATAACATCATCAAAAATATTTCCAAGATTTTGTTGTCTTTGAAGCATTTTACCCATGCCTTCACGTTTATATATAGCGGCTTGTTTCTCTACTATATTACTACCAGTTTCTTTGTATAAACCAGCTAACGCTGCTTCGTCTGTCGCCCCAAAAATAGGATCTACTATTGAAAAATCTTTACTACCAAAAAGATCGTCTTTTTTATTATTTGTTTTCTTCGCCATTATTGTCTGATTTTTCGTTGTTGTCTTTGTTGTTGTCTTTGTTTTTGTCTTTATTAGTTGTAAAACTATCTAATGTCATTTTTCCACCTGAAATTTGTAATCCTTTTAAAAAAGAAGACGCTGAATTACCTAAACCATCCCAAAGTTGTTTTTGAGCGAGTTGCCTAGCGTCGCTGGCAGCCATATATCTATCCATAGACATAGAGTATAGATTTTGTTGGTGTTGTTGCTCTTGTAAAAGTTTTTGATATTCACCTTTTCTTCTTAATACATCAGTTTGGTACTCACCTTGTTTCTCTAATTTCTGTAATCTACTAGCCTCTGCCGCTTTAAGTCTATTTATAACGGTTTCTTGTTTACCAATAGAAGCTGCAATTTTAGCATTTTGATCTATTGATTTATTAGCTAAAACCTGAGCTAAACTCGCTGCACCACTAGTACCAGCAGAACCTTTTAGACTTTGCATTATATTTGCTCTAGATCTAGCCGCTTCTCTTTTCATGAAATTAGCTTCTTTTTGATTAACAGTTAAATCTTCATATGTGTTTTGTAAGTTTCTGTAAGGATTTGTTAATCCAGCATATGGATTAGAAAACTCCATGTTGGTGTATTCTTCTTTTGCTAGTTGGTATTCCCTTCTTGAATTTTCAAATTCATCTTTTCTTGCTCCAGCACCTATAAGAGAACTACCAGCTTGTAACAAGCCTGGTATAGCTAACGCCCAAACAGGAAATGCTTTTGCTGGTGAAGGTTTCTTATTTTTAAATGGAGATTTATATCCTATTATTTGTTTCATATTGTTCTATTTTGTATACTTTATAGTTACAGTTTTTATATTTTTTTTACTTTAGACTACGTAGAGGACAATACTATGTTTTCTAAATCCAAAGTTATTGTCACATCGTTAACTGGCATTCTAAGAACAGTTATCTTACCTGTTATTCTAGCTGTATTAGCGCAATTCACAAATGTTAGTATTGTATTATCAGCTAAAGATTGAGCAGAGGTTACAGTTATTACTTTAGTACTATTATTAACTGTTTCTACATATTGCCTTGTAGTATTATCAAAACCAATGCCTCTCACTTCTACACCATCTTCTTCCATAAGAGATGCCTCGCTAGATCCACCGCCTCGTATACCAACCACACTATCCATTGTTATCGATGTGCTAGATGATGTTGCTCCATTAACTGTAGATGTAAAATCTGTAGTTTTAACCTTTAAGTCTTCAAACCTTATAAGCGCTCCTGCAATATATATTTGAGTTGAAGTTGACTTTTGTTCTGTAAAATTAGCTATATCATTAGGTCCTTGACCTACAAAAATTAAATTCTGTCCATCTGTATAGTTTTTAGCCGTGTCAAGCGTTATAGTTTTAGTGCTACTATTTATATTTGTTATAGTAGCTATAGAACTAGTTTCGTACGTGTTATGTATTTTATCTAGTTTCATCCCAATAATTAAACCACCTAAATCATCAACAACAACTGTTGTGCTACTACTAGCGCTACCATTAATAGTTACAGTTTGCATAACTTCAAAATCAGTGTCTAAAGGTTGTCTAGTTACACTTAAAGCGTATGTTTCAGCCACTGCTGGCTGTGCTGTTACTGTCCAATCAATGTCTTTTTTAAGCGGGGTAGTAGAGGAGCGAAGACCATCTATATGTAAACTAGTTGGCATAGTAGCGTATTGTCCTGATGTTGCTTTTGCTGCTACCGCAAATGTTATTCTTGTGTTAGTGTATTGATATATCACTTTCTTCATCATACTTGAAGGTGCTCCTGTTGTTAAAGCGTAATCTATAGTATCATCTTCTTTTAAAACCTTGTTATAAGGCATGTGCTCTGTACCTTTTTCTGCTATTAAAAATATATCATAATGATCGCTATCTGTGACTGTAGGAAAAACTATACTACCACTAATAACTCCAGAACTAGGTATTTCTACTCTTTCAAGTCTTTTATAAGTAGTTGTAAATGTTTCAGTATCAAAATTATAATACTTTTTTGGAGAATCTTCGTTATTAATAAAAAGAGTAAACATAGCCCCTGGATTACCTGTTATAGTAAACGCTCTACGTGTCTCAGATACTGGAAGATTTGAAACATCTATTTTAAAGTTTTTTATTTTTAACGACATAATTATTTACTACTTATTTGTATTTTAGATCCAACGGAAAATAACTCCGCTTTTTCTTTTGAATTGTTTTGAAATCTAGCTTTCGCATAATACCCAACTAAACCAGACATGTTAGTTTGGTTCTTTTTGCCAAACATTATATAAGCTCCATTTGGTGGATGAGTTATCGTAACGTTACTTGGAAAGTCAATAGTTATACTACTAGGAGAGCTATATGATATACTAGATATAGCGTATGGCACAGGAGGTGATACTGTATGATCTCCTACGACACTTATATTGCTTGAATTAGCTTGTAAAAACTCACCAACTGTACTAGGTTCTATATAATAAACAAAATCACCTACTTGAGCTGATGTGTTTATTTCTTCTGAAAAATTTATTTCTATTGATGGCATATTTTTTTATTTTATCCTGCTGGAATTTCTATTGTAAATGTTTTCTGACAAGTTCTAGTATTAGTGTTACCAGTTAAATCTGTGTATTCTTTACTCCAAGTCCAAGTGAACTCATAAATACCACAATCAAGAGCTGTATCAGAATAATTCATTGTTTGCGAAACGCTATTAGGTCCTGCTATTGGGTCGTTATACCAGTGGTCTTGATTATAACCAGATGTTGCTGCATTACCTGATGCACCTGTTATTTCTAGATGTATAACTGATTGATTAAAGTAATTGAAATCTGCGCCAAAGTCAAACGTAACATTATACGCCCCGTCACCACTACCCGCACCTGCGGTACAAGTATTATCTGCGTTGATACCGTTACCAAGAACTGGTGTACTAGAGAAAGACATTGTATGATCGCTACATTTTAAGCAAACGTTAGTTGTGTCAGACGCAGAGTTTTGAGGGTTATTAACTGCTGAATCATAATTCCAAGCACCAGTTGACTGACCAAGCGTTATGTAATCTTTATCATTCTCATCGACGCTAGTATTGTCCATACACCCATAAACATCTACCATTACGCTAAGATTTCTACTGTCACAAGCAGGTATAAAATTAGGTGATTGAGTATTGTTGAGTTTTAAATTAACAATAAGATCGTTTTGGAAGAAATTATTTTCTTCATAACTCGCTCCGGTTCCATTGCTTGCGAACGCAGGTGATAAACCAAATGTTTGAGGCATTACACTAGAACCACTTTGCCAAGCACTCCATAACCAAGCTGCAGAAGGAGGTGTTAAATCTTGACCTGGATGATTTGGATGGGATGGGTGATTAGCAGGTACGCTAGCTTTAACTACGTAGCCTTGACCAGCTATTCCATTATTTAAATAAGGCACGGTTACTTCAGGGTCACAATGCGCACCAACAACACCATTACAACCACCTGGTGTAAAACCAGAACCTATTACATTGTTCATGTTTACGTTTGAAGATGCGTAAATAGAAGCGTGTTGTGATACGTAAGCAAGACCACTTAAGCTTACACCATCGCAACTTATACAACTTCCATCATCTACAGTTGCTAAAGGATCGTAGTTTTGAGCATTAGGATCAGTACATCCATTAACAGGATAAATACAAGACCCATCGTCTACATTCGCATTAGGATCATAATTTGTAGCTGTAGAATCCGTACACCCGTATGTATCTTCTGTTATCGTCCAAGTTGAACTATCAACACATCCATTTATATTAGTTACAACAACTGTATAATCTCCAGGAGGAAGATTGTCAATCACGTGGCTAGTTGGATTTGCGATATTAACCGTACCTGATTGAGAGTCTACACCTGTCCAAGAAAAACTATTATTTGAACCAGGGTTAACATGTAATTTACCATTTAACAAACTATATGTTGTACTTAATTGACTAGCGCCAGTATTTAAACTATAATTAGGTATTGGATTTCCAAACGAGTCAAAACAAGAGGCACAACAATCATCCCAACCAGGGAGAGTAGTACCTATAGCTGTTCCATCGCAATTGTGGGTGAAACTAGAACTATATGCACTATTATTAGGATCCGTACATCCCCAATATTCACAGCTACCATCGTCTTGATTAGCTAATGGATCGTAGTTGCTTGCTGTTGGATCTGTACAACCATCATATAAACAACTACCATCGTCTTGATTAGCTAATGGATCATAGTTTGCAGCGGCTGGATCTGTACAACCAGAAGTATATACACAACTACCATCATCAGTAGTTGCTAAGTAAGTAAGACCATCTACAGGGTGTGTAAATGTAGTTACTCCATTGTTAGATAATGGATCTGTACAACCAGAGTACGTACATGAACCATCATCATTAGTTGCTATAGCGCTAAAGTTATTTGCAGCTGGATCCATACACCCGTCAGCATCTAAACCGACGTTAACAGAATATGTTTCTGTACATCCGTTTGCAGTAGTCGCTGTAATTGTATAAGGAGAGTTTGCTGAATTAGCATTAACCCAAGTGTAATCATCCCAATTACCAAAACCACCATGAGCAGGATTCAAAGACAGTGTCCAAGGATTATCTTGGTTTGTTTGATTAGGCACGAAGTTTATTTGACCATTACCTGAAGAAGGGCTAGAGTTTGTGTCATTTATAACTGTTATTACAGCAGTCATATCTAAATTAGAACAAATAACACAACTTCCATCATCTACATTTGCATTTGGATCGTAATTTGTAGCCGTTGGGTCAGTACAACCAGGGATAGACGTTATACAAGTTCCATCGTCGCAAGTGGCAGAAGGATCGTAATTAGTAGCTAATGGATCGGTACATCCATATACACAATAAGTACAACAACTATAATCAGTTCCACCTAAAACACCACTACAATCATGAGTAAATATTGGGTCATAATCAATTGCCGTTTGGTCCATACATCCAGTAACCGTTGATATTAATGTAGCGCAAGTACCATTATCACAAGTAGCAAGTGGATTATACTCTGCGTAATTACTATCAGTACATCCATAGACACAATATACGCAGCTTCCATCGTCAGTATTAGCAGTTGAGTTATAATTAAGAGCGGTAGCATCAATACATCCATAAATAAATGGAACACAAGAGCCATCTAGTGTGTTTGCGGTAGGATCATAATTAGACATAGTAGGATCTGTGCATCCATATATAAATGCCACACAAGATCCATCATCTACTGTTGCGCTAGGATTATAATTGAACATGGTAGGGTCTGTACAGCCAGTATGTATACAAGATCCGTCATCTACATTAGCCACTGAGTTATAATTACTAGCAGTACTATCCATACATCCAGGCACGGTATCTATACAACAAGCCGCGCAAGCTACATTAGCCATCGGATTAAAGTTAAATGCGTTTGCATCCATACACCCAACTACATCTCCAACTACAGAACTAATACCTATACCAATACCTTGAAAAGAAAACTCTTCTGGATCTATAATGTTTTCGTTTTTAGGTTTCCCTATTATATAATTAAACCACTTTCCTTCTTTTTCTATAAATTCTTTTACACTTCCCTCTTGTTGGTCTGTGACGATGTTTTGAACATACCAACCTTTAACATTGTCTTGTAAATTATAAAACTCACCGTCTCCGATGTCAAAAGTATTACCAGCTGAATCTTGAAAACCGCTTTCTATTGTAAATTTATCAATCTTAGATTGACTACCTTCATATGATAGTGTTTTATAAGATTTAATAACGCTAGGATTACCATTGAAAATAGGTTCAACATAAGACTCATAAGAATCAACCCCATAAAAAACGTTGTAGTTTTTAGCGTTTTCTTCATCAACATCAACCCAATTAACACCATTGTACTGCAGTGGCATATGATGTTTATAAAGCTGACCTTTATCAAAAGTATAATAATCACCACCTAAACTTATTCCATTTTCTGGTATAAATGATTTAAAACTAACCCAGCCACTCACAGCCTCAGAATAACTAATAGTTTTTGTTGTTTCTGGATTATCAGTTTTTATAGTTAAATTATATTCTAACTTATCATCGTCATAACTACCAAGAATAGTATTTCCTAATTTTAAATTATCATTAAACCAATCGTTCATACCTGAATCTGATATAGGTGTTAAACCATCTTTTGATAATCTTAAAACTGACCCTCTTTTCTTATCTGTAAAATAAGCTCTATAAGACTCTGAAGCAAATGATTCTGGATTTTTTCCTATACCAAAATCACCAATAAAAGGTTGTGCGTCACCTAAAACTGTTTCAGGTGTATTACCCATATGATCTACAAACTTAACATTATATAACTTATCTTTATCTGATGTTATTCTTACAACTCTATCTTCACAAAAAGTAACTAAACTAGTTCTTCTTGTGAATAGTTTTTGTATACTTCCATAAGTAGGATTTATATCTTTTGTAATTTTTTCTGCAGATCTAAATTGATTTAAATCGTTAACACCACTTTGAGAATTATATAAGCCAGAGTATATTATACCGTATTTTCTATTTTCAGCCTCATAAGGAAGTATACTTGTAGTAGAAGCTCTAGGTCCATTATCTATAATAACTTGATTAAAATCGTCTCTAACTCTATTTGACTCAACTCCATTTCCAAAAGAAAAACAGTTATACCAATTTAACGTTCTACTTCCATTATAAAAATTAGGATCTATATTTATAATAGCTATACCTTGAAATTGTCCTGTTTGACTACCTTCAACAGCAACTGTTATATACTCGTTTCCATTCCAAAACTTTAATAAAGCATTGTCATTAAGAGTTAAATTATTTGATGCGTTAGCGTTAGCTAACATTATTCTACCACCATGTATATTGGTTAAAATAACATCAAGTTCTTGACCAAATGTATTAGAACTAGAGTTAGTATCAAATGCCGCGTCTAAATCACCACCATAAATACATTCAACAGTAGATCCAAGTGGCAAAACTTGTTCGTTCCAGTCTAAATCCATAGTTATAGGTATAACGTTACTAGCTTCGTAATATAAATCTATATCAGTACTAGGTTTTGGTTCTGTTTCCCATATTACAGGATTTAATATTTTTTCTTTATTTTCGTTTGGTTCTATATCTAAAAACTCAATCGTTGTGGGTGTATCATGATCTGCGCCTCCATCATTTTTTGGATGCCAACCTACTGGTTTGTCTAAAAACAACACGCAAGTCCATCTAGTTTGAGCGAATAAAGGATTTATAATTTGATCAGCAGGATCGTTTAAGACAATACCCTGTGATCCAAATCCCACTTCATTAATTACTCCAGGGATTCCACTATCCCATTGCCAAGCATCACCACTCCAATCCTCTATAGCTTCTAATCCTCCATGCTCCCATCTTCCTACTTTACCATTATCCGCGTTAACAAAATTATATATTTGATATTGTTTATGACTTGTTTTAGTATATATAGTCCCATTTGGGTCACTAGTAAACTTAAATCTTTGACCTGGTGTTAACAACTTAGTTACTATATCGTTTTCTGAACTAGTGAACGCGTTAGCCATATCTCCGACCATAAACGCTTGATTCCATCCTGGATTATCGTTATGATCAGTTAAACCATGCCGCATTGCGTTTGCTTCTCCAAAACTATTAATTTTTACTGAAGCCATTTCATTTGGTATACCAATATATGATATAGTAATAGCGCCATGCGAACCTGGTGGTAAAGTGAAGGTATGATCAACCCCTCCAAAATGTTTTAAGTACTCGTCGTTTTGTTTTATTTCTGTAGCAGAAACATTCCCATTAACAGGATCACCAAAAATATTATCAGTTGGTATATCAATCATATTTACTGTAGAAGGCGCCATACTACCAACTAAAGGATGGCTCCACGCCATGTGCGGTTCATTAGGCCCATCTGTTCCGCCATCATAATCAGTTCCGGATGGTTGGTAAGCCTCAAAAGGTAACGCATCAATAAACCACTTAGGACCTTCATAATCTGCGACGTTATTCACTGTGCTAGGTGCCCATCCTAAAGGGCTGGCATTTTCTACATCTCCAAAGTATCTTGACCATCTTCTATAACAATCTAAATAATCCCACCAGTTTCCTTCATCCGATTGATGTAAAAATCCACTTTGCCAAGCTGTTCTTAACCATTTAGTATTATCACCAGCGTCTATATTTAAAGTATCAAAATAATAAAGTGATTGACTAACTGAAGTATATAGATTAGAACTTAGATCAAAATCAACAACATGAGTTAACAAGTTAGAATCCTTAAGTACTTTTACAAAAAATCTTCCTTCATACTCTGCTCTTTCTCTATATTCATCTAAACTAATTTCACAAGCGACATCATCTTTTATTGTGGTAGTTGCACCAGACGTGTCCTCCATAAATATCACGTCATCTCCAAATGGAAATTCTACTGATATTCTAAAATCATTACCTTGGCTGTCACCACCCGCGAGTGAAGGGTTGATTGCTGCAACACGGGTGACTTTATACGTTTTACTTGTTTGTATGCTATCATAAAATCTAACTGTTAAAGGTTTGGTTATATCATAAAGCTCATCAATAGACGTACCGGCGGCAAGTGCACCATTGACGTCAAAATGTAGTTTGTTTTGCGTTGGGAGATTATTATCATCAATAAAAAAATCATTACTAGTAGCATTATGTACTTCGGTATTTAATGGGATTCTTTTTCTTTTAACAAATTCTGGGGCTTCATTTTCTATAGCTAAAACTTTATATTTAGCATCTTCTTTAATGTGCTCTTCAAAACTACCTTTCTTTAACTCTATCCAATCCCCTTCTTCTAACTTACTTCTATCATTAGAATAAAAACTTAACCACATGTTATCTTCAAATCCACTTTCATCATCATAATATCTATCCATAGCTAAGTTATAATATTCAGTGGATGATTCTTTTACGTAAAATTTATATGCTTTAGCAAATGCTGGTGGTTGACCTTTTAATTGAACAGCTAATCTATTAACTTTATTAGACGTTTCCTTTTTTATTTTTAATGTACCAGATTGATCTGTTAATATAGGAGTTTCTCTACCATAATCATCAAAATAACTCACTCCAACTTGGTACTCTCTCTGTGTTTTAACAGATTTTTTATCATTTAGAGTACTAGAATAAGTTTTAAGAGAAACATTAAATTCTGGTTTAAAATCAGTACCATCTTCTCTTGTTAAATCATAGTTTTGCCAATAATTACCATAAACTAATCTATTCGCTGTGATTTCTTGTGCTAAAGCTTTGGTTGGTACATTATCCCAAGGTCTTAATAATTGATTTTCAGGTAGAGTAGCATGTATCATTTCAGATGTGATCTCATATTTACCCTTTGTAATTCCACTACCACTCACCCCATACCAAGTTTCGTTCCAATAGTTTCTATTTTTATTGCTTGGAATTGGATCTTTTGGTTTTATACTATCTACCAAATATATGTTTGAAGCGTCTGATTCTTTATATAATATATCTACTTGAACGACGTCATCAGGAATATTTCTAGGAATTAAGTTTTTTAGCGTTATTTTTGTAGCTGTATTTTCCATTCCCACATTAAAACCTTCGTGCGGTCTATATCTAAATTCACTAGGAACAAAAGCAACTTCTGAGAAAGGACTAAATACAGAATATTCACCATCTTCATATTTATATCTAGTTGCGAATCTTGGAAATTTTAATTTAAATAATCTTTCGGAGTGCGCTAAATCCTGCATAACGTCAAACTGTTGTGCTCCAGCAGCTATAGTTGATTTTATAGATAAAATTTTTACACTCCATTCATTACTGACAGATGATATTAAACTCTCTAATTCAGCTTTTACTTTCCAATTATCGGGTAACGGGCTAATCGCACTAGCACTTTGAAACAAAACAATATCACCAGGTTCAAACACCGCATTGTTTATAGGATTAATTGTAATATTTGTTGTTTGCTCAGGTAATAAAGGTATACCAGCGGATGGCACTAAAAAAGCATCTGTAATTGTAGTTACACCTTCTTTAGGTCTTTCAGTTTCAATATCTAATAAAGGTGCGTTTGTTGGTCCTTTTCTAATAACTGTTATATGTTGCTCTTCTACAGGAACTGCTTCACCTATAATACCTATATCTCTAGCGTCGTTTACTAAATGAGTATGGTGTAAACCATCTTTATCCGTACCACGAATAGATCTTTCTATATTTATTTTTTTAGGTTCAGAATGATTATCTGTCCAAAAAAGCATATCATCTATTATATTTATACCTGTGATTAATCTATCTTTATGAAAATTTAAAACTTTATTGCTTTTAAATACTAAGTAATCAACTTGAGGATAAGATACAGCTGTGTTACCTTGTTGGAAACTTTTTGTTAAAATAACTTTTTCAAGCAGTCCACTTCCGTATACATTTAAAACGCCTCCTGATGTGTTAGTTACAGGGGCTGGCGAGCCATCTGGAAATACTATTGTTATATAACTTTCTGTACTTGACGTTGTTTCATCTATAGAGTGTATTGAGGCATTTTGCGGTATTCCAGATCCAACAATAAACATGCCAACTTGCATGCCAAGACTAGTAGGTGTATTACCCCATTGTGCTCCGGGTATAGTTAAAACGTTATTTAATACTTGTTGTGGTACAGTTGATCCAGGATTTGTAAAATTAACTTGTATATTCCAAGGGTGTGGACCTACGGCTATAGCTGATTGATTTAATTCGACCTCTATAACGGAGTTAAATGTTCCTGGTTGTCCAGAATAACTTGATGGGTAGGTTATGTTTACTACTTCAGTACCAACATTAATATAAGATCCAGTAACAACGTTACCTATACCTAAGGTTTGGCCAGGAAATGGGGCGTCTATTAATAAAGTTGGGGGAGATGATGGGCCGAAACTTCCAGTAGGACCAGGAATTGGTATAGCCTTAATTTGAGCTGAAAATGGATTATTAGGATTTGCTGATGGATTAAGAACTTGAACAGTGTCATAATTAGGTGTCCAGCCAACATTACTCGCCGCTATCTCACCAAAGTCCTCAACAATACCTGTAAATTCTTCTACAAAACCAGTACCATTATCTGTATAACCAGTAACAGTCGTTCCTTTACCTATGTTGTCTATACTAGATACAGCTAAAGAATTATGTGTATTACCAGACTCATTTGATATAAAAACCGTATTTATATCCACAAAGACAGGTGTTATATCACCATCTTTGTATTTAAGTATCATGTCTTTTTCGTAAAATGGAACTGTTTGAAGAATTTGAGGCTCGCCATTTAAATAATGTAATTCTTGAAATTTATCACCAGTTGCAAACCAATATAAAGAATCGTTAGCTTCGTCAGAAATAGAACCCACACAAACTGCGTTTGAAGGAAGAAATGTTGCGGGTGAAGCGGTAACAGGGTATGTGTTTATAAGTTTATTACCTAATATATTTTGTACGGTACCAACGTTAGAATCTTCTGAAGTTGATACATCTATATTTAAAGCGTCTCTATATTCTCCATTTGGTACTAATCTCTCATCAAGGTCTTTGTTCATTTTACCTTTTAAGAAATTGTGTTTCATTTCAGGCATGTACTAGTGTTTTATATGTTTCGATTTACCTCTTAAGATTTGAGTGATTTCTTCTAGCTTAATATTAGATAGTCTTAATTTAGCTTTTCTAACAGCAGCTATTTTTTCTTTTCTATATCTGTTAATTATATATTCCTGTACGTTAGAACGTGTAGATAATATAGCAAACATCATCCATTTATACATAGCGTCCTCTGCAAGTTTATGAACTTTCATTTCAGCGTCTTCACCTAAACTATCACTTATATATTCTAGTATTACAGTTTTTCCTGAAATATTAGAGCTAAAATGGATTTTTCCTTGTAATTCATCTATAAAAAATGAACCATTAACTTGTGAAAGCTCAGGGTGTATACCGTATCTTTCTCCTTGTACTAAATCATAAGTACCGTCATCGTATTGATCTACATTGTCATTAGGAGAGTTAGTTTTATAATTACTCCATGTGTCTGAGTTATGAGTAGTTGAATCTTGTTCTTGAATTGCGCTTCCATTAAAATCATAAGTTCCATCTGTATTTTGTTTTATAGCAAATGGATTCATTGTTTTACTAGTTGGATAAATAACATGTTTTATACCAGCAGCATCAGTCCAAGACAGTTTAACATAATTAACATAGTCCTGCGGTAATGTCATTATTAACGTATCTGGTATTTCTATTTCTTGTGACTTTACAGACTTAAAAGTATCAAAAGATAATTCCGCTAAAGCTCTTTGAGCATGAAAAGCAACATCAGTTCTTTTTATATTACCTATTATTTTATCTTCTCCAACATAAAACATCATGAATTGTTGGATAATATCATTTAAAGAAACAAATTGATAATCACCATGATTACTACCATTATAATATGCGCTTGCGGTTTCTGTTATTAATCCCATTTATTTACATTTTTTCTTGTTGAATTGATTTCTTTTCTTCAGTTGCCGCTATAGTATAAAGTTCTTTATCCATATTTATCCCAGCCAATTGCAATATACTAAATACTAAGTCGCTTTCTTCCGAAGGATGTAAAGCAAAGTTTACACTAGTATTAGCATTGTATAAGGCTTTATCATTTATAACGACATATCCCCAAATAACTTTTTCTGGTATACGTAAGTATCTTACACTAGTAGCTGTTACGGCTTCAGTAGTCCATACTCTTAATATATTATTTCTTATATTACATATAGGCCTTTCATCGCTAGGACCACCTAATCTTAAATTTCTAGCATCAGTAAAATCTTTAGTATTCAATATTTCGCACTCTTTACCGTTGTACTCTATTCTGTGAGCTCTATATATGTAGTCTGGTAGTTGTTTATTTATACCACCACTGCCAGCACCAGTATAATTACTAACAGCTGCAGTTCCATCTGTAAAATCAAATACTTGTATTTTTTCTTCTAATATACCTACCATATCAGCATATTCAGTATCATTCCCAGGTAATCTTCTAAATTGGTTTAAATCATAGAAGTATTGTTCAAATATATCCATTTGCGCCTGGTTGGCAAATAGATTAAATTCTTGAGGAGTTATATATCCTCTTTGTTCTTTGTTAGCTAAAGCTAAAACTCTTTGGTATACTGTATCGACGTTTACTGCCATTTATCTATTTTTTATAAGGAAACTTCTTATTTAAAAATTCTTTTCTTTCTTTACAACCACAATCTTTTCCTGTTACTTTACTTAATTCATCAACTACTTTTTTAATTCCAGTTGTTTTTGTTATTTTTTCTATCGTATCGCCTAAACCTTTTGATTTCATATTAATTAAATTTATATAGTAAAACAATCGCCCCGTAGGGCGATCGCTTACTACAGTTTGATTATTGGTTTAATCTTTTTTCTATATTCGCATATATCTCCATACCTTCATCAGTTTTAAACCACTGTGCTAAAGCTGAGTATGGGTGCTCATCAAATGGAACAGTCATTATCTTTCTATCATTAGATCCCCACATAAAGAATCTTTGATCTTGAGATAATTTCAATATATCCATTTCAGTTGCTTTAATACCAAAGTTTCTAAGTTGTACATTTTCATCATCTGCTAAATCTAAGAATAGCTTAGGGTTTTTCTTAGCAAATATAAGTAAATCACGTTTAAGTTCCTTAGAACTCATCTCTGATACTTTAGAACCATTTTCTACACGCATAATAGCTTCTGCCATATCAATATCCATATTTCTAGCTGCTAATAAAGCATCAACTTCCATTTCTAATCTACCAGTTTGATCAACAGCTTCTTTAACTGGATTATATTCTTCAAAAAGTTTACCTTTTAATGGATGATACAATGATAATAACTTTTGTAAAACTACTTTATTTTTAGGCACTTCTAATATACCGTGTCTAAAAATAATATGAGCTAATCTTTGGTCACCTTTCATTTCGTCTACAAAACAAGTTTGTTGATTAGCTGTGTATTTTAGTTCTCTTTCGTAACCTTTTTCTTCATCAAAATAATAAATATCTGCTGCTTTTATTATGTAAGATAAAGGAGTTTGTCCACCTACTAAATAATATGTTCTATCTTTTATTTCCCAAGTTTGATCTGGAGTAGGTAGTGGTGCTTCTTTTATTTTTGGTTGCTTTACAACCGGAGCAGTTTCTACAACTGTCTCTTCAATTTGAGGTTCTTCAACCTCTACTTTTTTCTTTTTTGCCATAATATAATATATAATAAAATTAATAAAATAAAGGGCCGAGGCCGAAGCCTCGACTCTTTAATATAAATAAATGCTTAGTTTAATAACATAAAGTTATTAGCACCTTGAGTAACTAGACATCTTTCAGATAAGTAATTTACCTGCATTGCGTCTAAATCAGATGTAACTGCTCCAACAGAACCAGTAATCCAAGTCTTCATTTTTCTAGACTCAGTTTGAGAAGCTCTGTAACGAACGTGTAAGAAAGGTCTCTTAAGATTCTTTCCTAACATTTCATCATAAACTGAAGATACACCAGCTGGAACAAATACCCCTCGAATCGCATTAACAGTATCTCTACTATTAATAGCTCCTCTAGTACCAGCATCATTTAAGTATTTCCAGTCAGATTTATAGAAGTCATAAGAACCTCTTCTGAAACCAGAGAAACCTAAATTAAGCGCCATGTCTTCTGAGTTACTGAACACTCCAAAAGAAGTACCACCAGCACCATGAGAATTCATAGAAGCTAACATGTCATCAATAGCTAGCGAAGTGTTTCTATTAAGGAAAACCATGTTTTCTTCAATAGCACCTTGCTTGTCAAATTCAGCTAAAATTGCATCAAACTCAGCTAAATCAGTAGCAGCGTTAGTACCAGTAATACCAGATGATTTATTTCCTCTATTAGCAATAGCGTCAAATAAACCTTGTGTACCTGCTGGATTAGATGCAGTCATACCTATAGATGTTTCTACAGTAGAGTCATTTGCTACCATAACACCTTCCAAGCATGTCATCTCTAAATTATCTGCGAAACGCATTCTAGTGTCACCTTCAGCTTTTAAATACCATAAGTAACCACCAGTTCCGTCTTCTCCAGAAACTTCAACCCAACCAATTTGAGCTGCATCAGATCCTGAAACGTGATACATATCTCTTATAATAACTGGTTTGTTGCTGAAAGATTTGAAAGAAGGCTCGTTAGCTGTACTATATGGAGATTCTGAACCTTTTTTCCATTCAGATCCATATTTAAGTACTGTAACCGCACCATCTGCCATACCTATACCTGCTTCATCTAAATGTCCTTGAACATAAGGAAGACAAGTAACGTCGTTAGTAGAAACAGCCGATACACGACATTTTGCTGTAACTGAAGTAGATGCCACTATAACTGTATCACCAACTCTAAGACCATGAGATCCTGATGTGTATGTAGCGTTTGAATCAATATGTCCTGAAACTGTTACTACAGATGTAGAAGCATCAACAGTACCTGTGTATGCTAAGTGTAATCTACCTTGTTCTGACCAAACTACTTGGTCTGAAGTCATTGGCTCTTCTGCGCCAACTTGAGCTAAGAATCCTGAGATAGTTCTTTTACCAAAAACCTCAGCTTCTTTCTCCATTAACTCTGGTAAGTACTGTTGTTCCCAACCTGTACTACCATCAATAAAATCGATGTAATTTGAACTAAGTGTCGCTTTTTTAGGAGCTGGCACTGTATTCAAACTACCTCCTGCTGTAATTGCCATTTTTTTTAATTTTTAAATTGTTATTTAGTTTTAATTTTAAAAGTCGGAACATTACTATCATCTAACACTTTGAACTTTAAACCTCCACTTTGAACTTCTCCATGAGATTGTCTAGGTGTCATGTCTATATTTTTAGCATTGGCTACACTGTTTTTCATAGCATCAGCCCTGCCTTGTTCGTAAAAATGATTAGCGATTGCATCAGCATTCATAGCTGTAAACAAACTTCTATGGTAACCTTCCGCATCTGACATTTCATTATTTTTATTCAAAAACTTTTTGACAAAATTACTAATATCACTTTGCGTTTCTTTAATATTGTCTACATCTTTAACATTAAACCTATATTTTTTTTCACCGACATTATATTCAAAACCTTTGAATTTATCATTGAAAAATTTATTAGTTTTTTCTGAAAATGTAGACTTCTGCTTTTTAACCGCTTCGTCTTGTTTTTTCGACTCTTTTTGATACTTGTTGAAGAAATCAATTGCCTTCTGTTGCTCACTCGTGAGCTTTGAACCATGTTTGATATCTTCGTAATATTTGGATTTTGCACTTTCCAAGTGTTGCTTTGCTTGAGCAACTTGCTCCTTCAAAGCTAATTTCTTTCTTTTTATATCTCTACTATCTTCTGATTCCTCATCATATGAAAAATAATCATCCATCATAAATTCTATTTCTTCAGAATCTAAATGAGGCTTAGTTTGTTTATAGTATTCTTTAAGTAATTCGTTATTATCTAATTTTGAGTAGTCTTGATTTAATTTAACATAGTCAGTTAAATCTCCACCAGTTTCTTCCATAAATTGCATTAACTTTTGTATATTCTCTGGAAGTTCTGTTCCTTTTTCTATAGATTCACTAATAGCTTCCTCAACTATTTCAGCTGTTTCTTCTACTTTTTCTTTTACTTCCTCTTCAGTTATTTCTTCTAAAATTGGAATTTCTACTTCTTCTTTAGATTCTTCTATTGGTTTCTCTTCTACAACTTCTTCAACAACCTCCTCTTTAACTTCTTCTTTAACTTCTTCTTTAACTTCTTGTTTTTGCTTTGATAGATCTATTTTTATAACACTATCATCGTCTTTACTTTCAAATTTACTTAAATCAATATCAGGTTTTTTGTCTTCTTTAACCTGTTGTTTAGTTTCTTCAGTAGTTTTTTCTACTACCTCTTCTTTCTTTTTTTTTGCCATAATAAAATATTATATAATTAATAAAATTGTTTATCTAGGTCCGAACCCAGACATGTCTATAGGATTACCACCTATTATATCATTACCTGATGATTCAAATTTTTTAGGTGGTTTACCAGTATTTCTTTGATCTATAAGTTCAGACTGTTGACTAGCTTGTATTCTAGTTCTTTCGTCTTTACGATCTTCTTTTTGTTTTTCCCTACCTTTAACACCATCAACTTCCATTTGTCTTAATTGCATATTATATTGAAACTCTTGTTCCATTAACTGAGATTTAACTTGAGCTTCTTGTTGAAGTTTTTGACTTTCCATTTGAGCCTTCATTTGTTCTAATTGCATTTCAGTTTGAGCTAAAGCTTGTTGCTTTTGCATTTCTAATTGAGCTGCTTGTTGTTGTGCTTGCGCGTTAGCTTCGGCTTGAGCCCGCATGTTTTCTTGTTGTATTTGTTGATCTTTAGCTATTTTCTTCTTTCTTCTTATTTTTAATAGTTGATTAGCTAGTTTTATATTTTTAATGTTTCTAAGATCGATAGCATCTTCTAGTTCAATATTCTCTTTAGATAAAGCAACTTGTATATTATTTTCAAGCATCGCTTTCTCTTCTTCATCTGGTTGTAATTCTATGAATATACCAAAGTCATAAAGATGTAGTTCAGACATTTCCTCTAAAACAGCTGAATTATGAGCGCCTATAGCTTGAATAAAAGCATCTCTAGTTGGTGAATATTCTATAATGTCAGATATTCTAAGTGATAAGCATTCAGAAACTGATTTTGTTAAAAATAAACCTCCTTGTAATATATGTCTTGTTGCTGTATTAGAATTTGCTGCTGCTAGTTTTTGAACTCCAACTAAAGCGTTTGGATCTGGAGTAGCAGCATCTCTAGCCTCGTTTAATCCGGTAGTGTCTCTAATCATTTGTAGGTAATAATTATAATTACCTATAAGGGCTTGTATTTTGTTGCCTCCACTTCCACTTGTTATTTCTTGAATAGGCATCTTTGCGTGATTCATGTCACCATCTTGTGTCATTGATCTACCTATAACACTACCAGTTTGAAAGAACATATTTAGAGCTTCTTGTGGATTGTAATTTGTACCATTACCTAAATCAATTTCAGCAAGTCCATCTGCGTCAAGATACACACCATCTGGTACCATACGTGACATTACTTGCTGTAATTTTAAATGCGTAAGTTGAATCATATCTGCAAAACCAGTGATACGTCTTACAAGTGACTCTATTTTACCCTTATACATTCTAGGTGCTATTATAGAATAATTCATCTTGACTTTCGTATAATCACTTTTTGGCCTCATCATGTTTCTAGCCATTTCCCATTTAAGAAGTTTATTTGTCCCGACTATTAAAGCTCCTTCATATAAACACTCTATACTTCTAAGCATTCTACTATAACCACCTTCTTTGCTTTCTGGTGGATCAAAACTATCATCTTTTGGTATTATTTTTTCAGCCCCTGTGGAAACTTCTTTTATTTTATAAACTTCATTCATATAAGTTTTATAATTAAAATATAAAACCTGTATTTTATTACCATCTATATCTTTTGAACTTATAGATCCGTCGCTATAATTTGTTGTGTGAAAAGTACTAGATTGACGTATCTCTTCTAAGTCTTCATGTTCTAAGTGGGGAAATTGTTTAACTAATTCGTTTATAGGTATTGTTTTTACTTCACCTACATAATATATATCGTCAAAATAAGGAGATTCAGTATAAGAATAAACTAAGTCAGCTGGATCAACATAATCTATAGTAACACCTTCAGAAGTTGTAAAATTAGTTTTTACAGCACCTATACCTAATACAGTTAGATCATAATAAAAACGTTTCTTTATCAATTCGTAATCGTTACCCTGCATTAATACATTTATAGCTTGTTCCTCAGCTAATTCTACAGCTTGTTTGTAAGTTAGTTGCATGTGAAGATCTAGTTCTTCTTGCGTTTCTGGTAATGTTGCTTTATCGTTATTATATATATTAATTCCAAAAGATTCATCTACAAAGTCTTTCATATCTTTTAGAGCCATATCAGCAAATATAGACTCCATGTATTTCGTTCTTTTAGCAACACCAAAAGGATCTTGTGAAACAGCTTTTACATCCCAAGTTCTTTCAGCTATACCATTTACAACTATGTCAACAAATTTAGGGATTATTGGGACTGGTGTCCAATCAAGATTTAGATAAGACAAATCACCATTTATAGATAGCTCATCCTTATATTTTTCAATAGATTGTTCTCCTCTAGCGTATAGTCTTAAGTTATGGAAATTATTTTTATTAACAGTGTATCTATTGTGATCTCTATCATTATGTAACCATTCAGTTTCTATAGCTTTAGCTACTTTTAAACCATAATCATAACTTAATTTCTCTACATCACTTACAACTTGACTTGGGAAATAATTTTTATCAACTCCAGCCATATTTAATTTTTAATTATTTTAGACATATCACCTTTGTTTGAATATTTAGCAATATTTATATTTAGTTTTGGTTTTTCAATTTTCGCGTTTGGAGCATATAAATGCCTATTACAAGCCATTATAGCTAATCCAGAACTTATTGTCGCGTCAAATTTAGTTCTTTTTGTTATATCAAATTTAGCCCAATCGTTTAATGTTTTATTAAAATACATACTTCCGTAATTCCCGTCTCCTAAATGTCCTATATGCTGTTGAATATACATTTCAATTGCTGCTGCGTGGGCTTGTTTTATATCTTCACTTGAGTTTGGTATACCACCTATTTCTTTTTCAGCTGTAGATAATTTATTCCAAACTTTATCAGGTCTATTCATACTAAAACCTCTATATCCTCTTCTTCTTAAATAGTATAATAATCTAGGTTTGTTATTCTCACACAACAAAGGCATACCATAAAATACTAATGCCATTAACACATCTTCAAAAAATATCTCTGCTGTTTGTGGTCTAGCAATATATTCTAAAAAAAACTGATTAGCTGGAGCGCTTTCCATGCTGAACTTAGTTAGGCCGTGCAAAGCCCCATTCGATCCTCTTCCATCAACCGTCCCTGATATATCATAACTATCACATCCAAAAGCGCCCATGTGCTCGTTACCAGGGTACCTTATACCGTTTTTTACTATAATTTTATTTTGCAAATGAGATGGGGGTGTCCAACTTATTCTAAATCTACCTTTTGGATTTGGATAAAATATAACTTGTGTATCTTTAATTCCATTGACCCATTGAAAGTTTCCTGTAGATATATTAGCTAAGCTACCTACTCCATCATTATAATCTATTTGCTCGTATAATTTAACAAGATTAAATATACTATTCAAAGCTTCATCTCTAAACGCGTGCTCTTCGGTTCTTGGAAATTGTCTGTAAAATTCATTTAAAGCATCGTGGTCAGATTTTAATCCTTCAACCTCATTCTCCCAATGCTCTATTATTCCATAATCTATTAATTCACCGTCCGGTCCGTGTACATCATTATCTGGGTTATTAAAGACTGGTATACCGAACTCGTCAATAAATCCTTCGTAGTTCCATTCCATTGGGATAAAAAGAGAATATAAACCAGACTTTGTTTGTCCATTTCTGTTTCTTTGGGTAACGTCGGAATCATTATATAGTTTTTTAAAATTATCACCTCCTTTATCTAAAGCGTTGGATGTTGATCCCATCATACACTTGCCAACTATCTTGCTACCTAATCTTAAACATGTTTTTGTAACTCGCCAGTTGTTTAAAATATTATCAGGCCTTTCCCATTTACCGCTTTCATCGTGTACTAGTAGATTAAGTTTTTCACCATCATAACTATTGTCTCCAGTATTCTTCCAATCAATAGTTGTGTCTAAACCTTGTAGGTCTTCTAATTGTTCATTACTAGTTATTTTCTTTCTAGTAAATTTACTCGCTGGTACTCTATATGCAAGTTCTGTTTTAGGTCGATCCATACCATCTTGAATCGGTTTAAAAAAGAAAGGATAATTTACTGATATTGGAACTACTTTATCTGTAAACATTTTTTTAGCATCAGCACCTGTTTTAGAAAGTATCCCATATCTACTATCACTTGATATGGTGGCTAAATTAACTGTTTCTGCGGACGACATAAAAGAAAATCCAGAACGACGGTTTTTAAGATAAGCCATACCATAACATCTTTTGTCTGCTTTGCACGCTTCCCAAAATATAAAAAACAATCTATTTGCTTCTCTATAATCTGGAGCGCCTACATCAATTTTGCTCCATTGTAAATACATGTAGTGCGTTCCTGTTATCCATATTGGTTTACCTTTGTTTATAAACCAAAAACCTTCTTCTCTTCTTTTAAATTCCTCGTCTATATAGTCGTACCATTGTTCTTTTTGTTCATCTGGATAGTTTCTCCAATCGAATATATTTTTTATTCTTTGTAACTCTTTAGGATATTCTTGTTTAACCCATTTGTTGCTTTCGTGCTTATACACTTTTTTAGGTGGTTTTGGTAACGCTATAACTAAATTTTGTATTTCTATAATCTCACCTATAACCCCATTATGTGATAACACTATTAAATCATGCTCTTTATTATAACCGTATTTCCACTTTTTTCCACGGTTCATACGTGTTACAGTAGTTCTTTTTATCGGCTCAACCGTTTTAACTAAACTTTGCTCGTACATTACTTAGATCTACCTTCAGCGAATCCTTTAAAGACTTTTTCCTTTCTCTCTTCAGGTGCTTTTCCCTCAAGCAAGTTTTCTTCTTCTTGGATTCTGTTAAGTATTTCAAACGCGTCAAATATAGCTAGTTTTTTAGTGGCCGCGGCATTTTTTAATCTATCTGCTGATATATCGTCATCTGAATCAACTATAGGTTCTTTTGCTACTTTAATTAATTCATCAACAGCTCTCTGCCCAGCTTGGATTATATTCCTTTTCGTTTCCTTGATATTCATATTTAATTGTAATAAATTTAGTATAAACTCTATATAGTCTTTTACCATCAATAATAAACTCATAAGTAGAGAAAGGCATGAACCCAACTAAATCTTCTTTTTTATAGGTTCCATCTGTGTATTTTATTATACCAACACATGGATCTTCTTGATCAATACCTAATTTATCTCTTTGTTTTATTGGTTGCACAAAACAATAACCATCTACAGCTTTCCACCCGTTATCTCTTTTGTATAAAAATATTTGATCTTCTTTTACAAGATAAGTGTTTTCATTAAAAAAGCTTTTACTGTTCCTTTCTATACCGTTAATATCATGCCAACGTCTAAAAACGTTATGATGCACTATAATTGTATCACCTGGTTTTATATCTGTCTTAAAAGCTGTAGGAACAGATTTAACTATAGCTTCTCTATTTACAAATTGATGATTAAACACTTCAGTATTTAAAATAAGATCTTTATCACCAACTTTCTTGCTATTATTATATCTTTCTCCTTTTGGCTCTATAACAAAGTCAAAAGGCGCTTTCATTAATACTCTAAATTATATTCTACAGATACAGCCATATTCTTATTAAAGTCTTTCCACGGTAAAACATTTTTATTTTTTCTAATATATACAGAAAACTTTTCGTCTTCTTCTATTATATCACAAATCTTATGTCCACCATAAACCTCTTGGCCAACAGCGTAGTGCATTGCATCGTTTTTATAATCTTTACCTACACTAATTTTTCTGATCAGTTTGCTCATTTTTATTATAATTTATTTCACCAGTTTGAATATCTATATCTGTAGTACCATATTCTTTTTCAAACTTGCTCTGCATTAAAGTTAATTCATCTTGAATACTAGCTACACCATGTAATAAATTGTGCTTTCTCGTTTCTAAAATACCTAGATCTAGTTGAGCTCTATTTATTTTACTTACAGTCTCTTGTAATTTACTTAAGTGTTCATTAGTAATTTTTGAAGGTTTTTTAACCTTCGGTGTTTTTCTTTTTGCCATTTTATTTAATTTAAGTTAATTATTATTTAGTCTTCATCTTCAGACCAATCACTAGTTTGTAATATTTCTATTATTTGACTGTGATTATATTGTGTTTTACCATCTAAAAAACTTGGAGTGTCACCTTCAAATTTAACAAATGTTTTACTATTGTCTAAAGAGTATCTCAATGTGCTAGCAGAAGTCTCTAAAACTTCATTAAAATTTACTGAAGAAACATCACTAGCATTTATTATTACGTATTTTCTCATCCTTGCGTTTCCGTTGAATATGTTGGTGAATTTGTTAGTGTTCCATTATTGGTCGTGTCTGCGTGGTTTATCGCTGTAGTACCTGCTTTTTCTTCAAATCTATAATAGCCTACTAAATTAGTGCCTAAAGCACCAGCTAAATCTATAGTTTTATTTCTGTATATGTTACCTATTTCATCGTCAGTTAAGCATCTAGTCCATATACCAACGTCATTTATAGTTCCATTCCAAAAATTAGTTTCTGCAGTATTACCGCCTATATTAGCTGTACTTAAAGTTCCTGAGAGTGGATTGGCTATAGCTTCACTATCAGCTTTTGCACCATTCAACCATAACTCAGCATTTCCTCCATGCGTAGCTGTTCCTACTAAATGGTACCATACTCCATCATTTTCTCTTAAATTATATCCACTTGCCGAATCTGCACATGTTTCAGCAACTCCACCAAATTTACATAGCCATCTAAGTTGATTACCACTACCATGATAAAACAGATTCATGTGATCAGAGGTTCCAACTCTAGTTTGAAATATAATGCCTGAAGTACTCATTGTTTCTAATTTTACCCAAGCAGATATTGTAAAGTTTACTTGATTAGCTTCGCCAACTAAAAAAGCCGTTGCTAATACACCAGCTAAATTATCTACTTGTACATAGTCATTACTGCCATCAAAATTAATAGATCCTTGATCGTGGAAACCAACTTCTGTCGCGTTATGACAACCTCCTCCTAATCCTAACATTATTGGCCGAAATAAGCAATTATACCTCCATCTGCATCAGCTGATGGCTTAACCTCTAACCACCTTCCATATATTGTCAGTCCTTTTGGATATGTAATTCCAGATGCGTCTTCACCACCATCACCAGTTCCAAGATGCTGAGAGAACGTTAAGGTTGTACTAGAGCATGTTATAGCTCTATTAAACGTTATTACTTCGTCAGCAATTGTTTCAACTAAACAAGGTGGAGTATTAACTAAAATATCTGGTAATAAATTTTCTGTATTAGAAAAAACTTGCATACCTACTTTAATGCTACTGTTTGCAGCGCTTAAAGCGTGCGTAGTATCTGAACTCTTATTAACACATGCTTGCTGAGCATCACCATTATTGTGAGCCGCATATTCTGTGTTAAAGAAAGCTAACGGCGTTCCTTCTGATTGAAGTGTAGCTACAGATCTTTCTGATCTTAATACTGTTGGTGTGTTATCAGCTAAAAATTGAATAGCTACAATAACCATACCTTTTGGAGGTATAATTGAAGCCGCTGTTTTACAATGAGCGCTACCTTGTTGCCCAAAGTGATAATCTATATCGTATGATTTTGACATAAGTTTATTTTTTTACTTTTTCTAGTGATCTACCACCGAAGTAAGCACCGATCACAGTTATTAATACTAATTGTAATAGATCAACCCAAGTGTCTTTTACTTCAAACTGTACTACGCCAGCATCGATAAATATCATCAATACTGTTGCTACAACTAGAAATATAAGAACCATAGGTCGTATATTTTTAGAAAGCCATGAATCTGAATTCATATCTACTTTCCATCTTTCTGTTATAGTTTTCTCCATTTCTACCTCGTAGTTGGATACTAACTCTTTTATTTTTTGATTAGCTTCAAGCTTTTCTTCTTCAGATGTATGTAGACTATCAATTACACCACCTACACCTTCTACAAGATCTTTAGCTCCTCCACCAGTTAACATTCCTAATATATTCATAAATGTGTTATATTTTCTTTATTACCATTGTTTGCGTCTACTTCCCAAGGAAAATCAGTATCGCCAGCTTCTTTCCATTCACCATCAACAAGTATTGAATCGATTCCATTGATATCTTTTCTAGGAAACTTCTCGCCGTTATACATTACATAATCATCAGTATAAGCTAGTTTACCAATTTTCATATCAGTAGCATGTCTCATTTCGTGAATTAATGTTTGCCTTTCTTGTGCACTGCCTGGCTCTACTTGATCACTAAGATATATACTTCCGTCCATATTAGCTTCACCCATAATGCCTGGTTGTAACTTTTTTCTTATAACAGGTGTACCAGGTACAGACGCATCAGCATCACCAGACTCTTTATGAAAACAAAGTTTAGTTCTTATTTCTCCACTTACTGCATATGGCTTTCTTGCTGTTCCTAGTTTAAATCCCATTATCTTTCTATATCTTTTATCATATCATCTATAGCTTTATTATAAACTTTATCTGTATACGATTTGTTATTAAAAAATACACTTCTTTCTGATATCGGTAAGTCTTCCTCACCAAGTAGAACTCTATATATTCTACTTATTAATTGAGAGCATTTGAATGATGTTTTGAATACAGAGTACTTTATAGTAGTACGATTTCTATGTCTCCAAACTTCTATCCAACCTTCTCTTCTTAATCTTTCCCAACGGTTTTTATCCCAACTCATTGTATAAACTCCGTCAATAAACTCTTTTCGTGTAAATCTTTTTTTACAATCTAAATAAATTAATAATTCTAAATCTGCATCTTTTAACCCGTAAGTCTTACAGGCCCATTTTCTAACGAGCCTGTAATACTTAAGGATATTCATTTCACGCAGATCCTGCGCTGTTAATCTCATTCAAGATTAGTCAGCAGCAACTTGCGTAGTAATAATAGTGATACCAGTAGCACCAACATCACTAGTAGGAGCTGAAGCAGGCTTGTCAGCATAGCCATCATAAAGAGTTATTAGATTATCATCGTGCGGTCCGCCGTTGATTTTTGCTAATAAATCTTTTATAAGCTGTCTTTGCCCGTATTGAGCACAAGCTAGTACAATACAGTCTAAGTTTGCGTCTGCATTGTCACCTTCAACAACATCACCGTTTTTCATGATAGGCTTTAACCATATCGTGATAGCGTCGTCATCGTCAGTAACAGTACCAGCAGCATTGGAAGTACCAGAGTGAGCACCCATAAAGTTCTCTACTGGATAAACCATTGACCCCGTTGCGTTGTCATCTTCAGAAGCTGTAGCTGTTCCTACTCTAAAATACAAAAATTTTGTCATTTTTTTTAGATTTTTTTGTTAATAATTAGGTTAATTGTCGTTTTAAGTTTAGGGTTTTTGGGTTATGGTTTAGGCTTAATCTATTAATACCACGTCCATTTGTTTAATAACGTGATAAAATTTATCTTTATGCTGGATTCCATGCCCAGCGTGTTTATCATAATAAATAATATCGTCTTCTTTAATTCCTTCAACAAGATTTCCTATTGATATTACTTTTGCCTTTAAGTACCTATTGTCATCATCTACCTCTTCTGTAAGAATTAATCCTCCTACTTTTTTAGGTTCATCTTTTATTATATCTATTATAAGATAGTTGTTAACTGCTTTCATTAGTCCTCATATTAGATATAACACAATTTGCTGATATTATAGTTGATACTACGCTTACAGCGTTTTTAAGAGCGGTTTTTGTCACAAGTACTGGATCTATTATTCCAGATTCAACCATGTTAACGCTTTTACCCGTGACAACATCTATTCCTAATCCTTTTTCTGGACGAGGCGCTGTTTGTGTAAAGCCAGCGTTATCTAGTATTGTCTCAAATGGTGACTTAATTGCTTTCAACAATATTGTTTCACCAATATTATCCGGAGTTATACATTGAGAAGCGTTGAGTAAAGCAATACCACCACCTGGGACGATACCTTCTTTCAGGGCCGCTTTTGTAGCATATATCGCATCCTCAACTCTATCTTTCTTTTCTTTTAACTCTACCTTAGAATTAGCGCCTACACGTATAATACCAACTCTTCCTGACAACATAGCTATTCTTTGTTCGATTTTTTTCTTAAAAAATTCGTTTTTTTCCTTTTTTAACAGCTTTTTAACTTCATCAATCCGTTCTTTAACGTTTTCCGTACTTTCTAGTGTAGTTATAACAGTATTTTTGTCATCTGTAACCACTTTTTCAGCTTCTCCAAGTACATCTAGTGATATTCCATCTAAATCATCGCCTAATTCTTCGTTAATTACAGTAGAATTTGTTAAAATTGCTAAATCTTTGATTGTATCTTGCTTTGTTGGGCCAAAACCCGGTAAATCTACGATATTTACCTTGATATTCCCTTTAACTTTGTTCATTAAAAGCGCCGATTTTACTTGTTGTGACACTTCTGCTACTATAAGTAAAGATCGGTTGTTTTTTATTGCGAATTCTAATACTTTTTGTATCTTTCTGACATTAGGTATTTCAGATGAAACAATTAAAATTAAAGGATTATCTAATACCGCGCGTTGTTTTTCATTATCTGTTACAAAATGAGGTGATGTAAGCCCACATTCCATTTGAACACCATCAACTACGTCTACGTATGTAATATCTGCCTCTGCTTCTTCCATTAATACAACACCGTCTTTACCTACTTTTATATAAGATTCAGCTATAATGTCACCTAACTCAGTGTCGTTGTTACAAGATATAGAACTAACATCTTTTAACATGTTTCCTTCTACATTTATTGCGTTATCGTTTAGGTATTTATTAACCTTTTCAAGTCCAGACGCAATACCTTCTTTAATTTCTCTAATAGTTGCATCTTTTTTACAGCTATTTACTTCATTTATTAGTGATTCAGCAAGGACGGTAGCCGTTGTTGTACCATCACCCGCTTCTTTCACTGTATTTCTGGCGGCTTCCTTAATAAGAGTAGCTCCCATATTTTCAACCGGATCAAACAAGACAACTGATTCTGCTACAGTTACTCCGTCTTTTGTGATAACCGGTTTCCCTAAAGCATCTTCATAAATAACGCATTTACCAGATGCCCCTAGGGTGGACTTAACTGCTTGAGCAAGTTTATCCACGCCTTTTAATATTCTAGTTTTAGCTTGATCACCAAAGTTTAAATCTTTGACAATCTCGCTAGGCTGATTGTATTCCATATTTTATTAAATTAAATTGTATTGTATTTATGCTATTTTTTTTGCGGCACTATTGAAGGATCTCCTTCTGATTCTAATCCTTCCATAGTGTGAGTTCCTTGTACTCCTCCATGACCAACTTTAGGATTTAAATCTATATTTGCTAAATTAGCAAACTTATCTTGTGCAGCAGGACTACCACCTTCCATTTGTGGATCTAGAGGTCCTTCAGATGGATGAGGTTTTTTATGTGGTGGAGTTAATGGATCTGCAGATACTGTACCTGCAGTAAAATTACCTCCTCTTTGTTTAGCAGGACCACCTATTCCGAAATTACGCTTCATAGGATTTCCTTTCATTTTAAATGCCATATTGTTTTATTTTGTAGGGAACTCTATAACAGGTCCCTTGAATTTATATTTTTTTACACCTGGCTTCATGTGTTTTACTTCTCCGTCGCTTCCCACGCCAGTAACAGGAAAATTAACGTCCTCCATAGTTATATAATCTGAATTAATGATATTAAAAGGCTTATCAACATCAGGGCTATCTTTCTTATAACCCTGAGTTGAAAATTTTAACATGCCTTTTAATGGTAAGTTCCTCATTATTCAAATGTTTTAATAACTTTAGGTCCTTTTACGGACTCTAATTTTTTAGAGAAATGGTCGATGCTTCCATCAATTGCGGTTTCAGCACCTTCTATGGTTTCTCTACGTGTGACATCGTGCCATTGTTTCTCATTTTCTGGATTTTGGCACTCTGTTTGGTAAAAACCATTTGGTAATTGAGTTATCCTCCAATTTTTCTTCTCTGAAAGATGTTTCCAATGCTCAATAGTTTTCTCATTAGGTTTGTTGGTACTCGCGCTATACGAGGTTTTGTAATACAAATAAGTCATAATATTTGGTTTTTGGTTAATAATAATTGGTATAGGATATATTATATATCTCTATTTGGATTTAATTTTCTATCGTGTTTATCTTTTGCATCTTTTGGTTTTCTTCTTTGAGTTGTTGGTGCACCACTCATTCCTTTAGTAGCTTCAAACTCCATTTGAGCCCAAGATAAGTTACCAGCACCTCTTTTAGCAGGTTTTGGGTTAACTTGTGTTGTTGGTGATCCACCTGGCATATATTTTCTTCCACCAGCTGCATCTTTTTTAGCAGCAAGAGTGTTAGCGTAAGCTTGAGCATTTCCTTCTATTACATCATCTGGTTGAACTAAAGATGTAGGTTCTCCAATTGTTTCTGGTGTAGCAGGTCCTCCTAATCCAGTAGGTAACGTGGTACCTTGGTTCATAGCACTACCATACTTCTTCATTGATTTTTGAAAGAAAGTAGGTCCTTTCATCTTAAACCCAGATCCTTGTCTAAAAGCACCAGCGTCTTCTAACATTTGTTGCTCTTGATCAGGTCTATACTCAGGCTTAGGTGGATTCACCTGTCCTTGAAATATAGGGTTTGTGTTCTTTTTAAATTTTGGCATAACTTTTGTTTTTAATAATTATTAATTTTTTTCTTTTTTTGTACCTTTACCGTCATTACCGCGGTTTGCTTTGACAGTTTTAAATCGTCTATCTTTATGGTCGTAGTCTTTACCTTTTATATTCTTCCCAGCTTTCTTTGCTGCTCTACGTAATCTTTGGTTCTCAGCTTTCTTACGTCTTCTAGCATGTGTTTTAGCGAATGCCAAATCTCTAGCTGCTTTAGCCCTTCTAGCTGTGGGTGATAATTTCTGCTTACTCATATTCTAGATAATTACATATTTAAATTTATTTTTACATAGTAAAAAAAACATATTATAAATATAGGGGTACTGCGTTGCCCCTTCTCTCCCCTTCCCCGTTTTTCTAGGAAAAGTCAACTTTTTACACCCAGCCCCTCATTTCAAAATTCTCTTTCCAATTTATTTTTTGGGTTTCCCTTACCCTATTATATATATTGACATCACTTCCCTCTAAACATTTCAGATAATACTTTCACATTATACTGTGACACTTGCCTACTACTATCTCCCTCTTAATAGGCTTCTGTCATACTCTCCTCTCCCTCTCTCCCTCTCTCTCCCTCTCTCCCCTCTCCTCTTCTTCCTCCTCTTCTTCTCTCTCTCCCCATCCTTCATCCTATCCCTCACCTCTACCTCATCATGTCAACATGTCATGACAATACGTCACGTGTATAGCATTTTCCCCTGCCCCTCCCCTCCTCCCCCTCTCCCTCCTCCCGCTCTCCACTTACAAAGTAAATACTAATCTACTTAGATAATATATATGTAACCAAATTAATAATAACTTAAATAATAAAATTATGAATAACTTAAACACAATCACAATTAGAATAGATGAGGATAATGATATCTATGAAATGACAGTCAACAATGTAGTCTACACACTTGACAATGTATATGACTCTGAATTTGGTCCACTATTTGATGAACTGAATATGTCAATTGAATTACTATAATACAAAGTAAATACGAGTTATATTAGATAATATATATGTAACAAATAAATAAATAACTTAAACTTTATCAATTATTAAAACACTTATTAAATACCTCAACAATAACAATATAACTTATTTAAATCAAAATAATAAATTTATAATTATTCCTAATTCTTCAAATCAAATTGAATACTTATTAAACAATTATAAAACTACTATTACAAATACTAATTTAAATCAAACTTATATAATTGAAATTAACTTTTAATATAAATGACAAAATGTCAATGACAAAGAGTCATAGTGGTATACTAGTCAATGTAAATTATCAACTAAACAATTAATATACTTTTACAATGTAAATACGAACACAATTGGATAATATAAGTATAAAACAAACAAACAAAATAAATAAAATAAAATATTAACTAAATAAAAATTAAAATTATGGAAAATGTATTAAAATCAAAAAGATTCGTAGTAAGAAAGTCTTTAATCGGTAAAAATCAAGTAATAACTTTCACTACTAAAAAAGGTGACAATGTGACTTATAATCATGACAAAGTGTATGAAATAATGAAGTCAACATTAGAAACTCTACCATGTTGGGAAAAGTATAAGTCATATACTGCGACTAATAACATTCCAATGGTGTGTCGAGGTAAAGAGTTAGTTTAGTCCAAACTACTTTATAAGACTCACATATTCATCCGTGAGTAGGACTGAGTGGGACCAAATTGGTATCAGTCCTGAGTAGTAAACTAACAACTCGGTGTTGAGAAACATTTAACGAGTATAAATAATACGAATGTCAATGTAGTAATGGTTTCTGTGAGTTCGATTCTCACACTACAACTAAACACAAACAAAATACGAATAGTATTGGATAATATAAATGTATAACAAATAAAATATAAAATCATGAGAAAAATAACAATAAATAAATATGAAGGTAACACTCATTTCACAGTTCATGTGATAGATTCTTTTAATCAAGAACACCATTTAGGTTATTATACTCACTTCGATGAAGAAGATATGATAGAGTTAGAACAAAGTGCTCAAGAAATATGGTCTAACGAAGTAAAACGTGAAGTAGATTTGATGGGTAAAGCGATCAAAGAATGTATTGAAATAGATAAAAACAATGGTATAACACCAAGTTTAGATTAAAAAATAATAGAATTATGTGTAAATTTGAAAAGAACTTAAATAGAGTATATACTCTAAGTGGTATAATACTACTAATAATAGTAGTGATGGCAATAAGTAGTTGTGGAAGTAATAAACTAAATTGTAATAAAACTAAATTCAAACATAATATGAGTCAATGGTATTACCAACCTCATATTGACTGTGAAAATTGTGACGAAATAGATTAATAAATAAATAAAATAAAATGTTAAAGAAAAGTTTAATAATAGGAATGGTGTGTGTTTCCTTCCTTGGAATGAGTCAAACACAATGTAATGGAATTACTAAGGATAATGTTCAATGTAAGAATATAACTAAGAAAAGTAATAGTTTATGTCATAATCACGACCCAAATCATATTAAAGAAAATGAAAATGAAACTGTAATATGTAATGGAACTACTAAACAAAATAAACCTTGTAAAAGAAAAACTAAAGATGAAAGTGGATTTTGTCATAACCATAGAAACGATTAAGATATGAAGAAAGTAATGTTAACAATAGGTGTAATAGCGACTTTAATGTCGTGTGAAAGAGAAACTATTATGATAGAAAGAGGATTTAATTACCCAGGAAATATAGAAAAACCAATAAGCCCACCACAAATGTTTAATAAAATTATGATAGAACGAGGAACTCCTTGTGAAATTGTAATATTGAAAATTAAAGAAAAAACAGGTAAAGAAATAATATTTCTTGATCCATACTATTTTGATGGAACTTGGGTAGAAAACCCTAACCCAAAGTATATGGCATTTCCTCACTGTATAAACTCAACTAAAAGTAAATGGAATTGGGAGTATTTTGATGAATATTGTGAATTAGGTGAAGATTTATTTTGTGAAAAGTATTTTAATGGTGAAAAAACATTAGGAATGAAATTAGATGAGTGGAATTAATCACAAAATAAATACGAATAAAGTAAGATAATATATATAAATAATATGAATAAATTTAAAATTAATAATATGTCAGGTGTATTAACAGTAAATAACGAACGTTATATACCACACCAATTACACCAACTACCTAAAAAGTATCACGAAATAGATACTAAAGATATAATAAAAATGAAAGGTTATGTATATATCCATGAGAGTAATTTTAATAATGTTAAAATGGTAATAGACACTCTAACAAGTAATAAAGATATAAATTATAAAGAAAAAAGATGAATATAAAAGAAACAATACAACTTCTTGGTATACAAGATGTTACAACTAAAAGACAAAAGAAAAATGGTACAATTACTTGGAGATTACCAATTAAGAAATATGGAAAATTTATTGAAGTAGGATCGTTTAAATCAGGTTATGTTAGAAATAATAATAGTGGATATTGTAATTATCAATTAAATAATAAAAAGAAAATAAATAGTGAACAAAAAAGATTAGAATATTTAATAACCTATTGTCTCAAAAACTATTATATAAATCAAGCAAATATGATAGAAGATGGTAAATTTGTACCTAAATGGAAACATGAGTATGAAATGGAAAATTTGAGAGGTAGACAAGAAGAGTTTAATACACCAGAAGTAAAAGTAATAGTAAATGGACATAGATATAACGTAAGTGAATGGTTTAAATAAAATGAAACTAACAAACAAACATAAACGAGGAGTCAAAAGGCAAGTGGATCTTGACCTTGGTGTAAAGGCACCAGGCTCCTCTGTGTTTGTTAACAAAAAGAAATATAATAGAAAACATAAACATAAAGCAATATGGAAAAAATAACAATATTTTTCCCAGGAATAATGATGATATTACTTGGGATAGCAATAGGAATGTATATATCGTCACAAATAAAGTGTCATATAAGACAAAATATATTTAATAACAATTTAAAGAAACACGATGAAAAAACGAAAACTAAATAGTAAGAATC